GTTTTTTTTTCGTTGTACTATGTTAATATGGTGGTGAGTTTGGCGGTTATTCACCACCGTATGGGTATTCGTGGTGGCACTACATTTCAGAAAATAATTTTTGTTTTGGAGCAGGTTCGACACCTGCAATACCCACCAATTCAGTGACAGCATATATGTCCCTTAAAACCGTTTGGGACGGCAGAGTAGACGAATATTGTATTAAACGGTACTTACAATAGAACTACTCAAGTCACTGATTTCCACTTGCACTGTTTCACGAACAGTGCAGAACAAACAACTCCTCATTTCACAATGAGTAATTGTTAAATAGTTTTCATAGAGCTTATGAAAACGCTGAACTTTGCTAAGTTTAATAACTTTTGATTAAATGGTTTGGTATATTACTTGCTTGTTTTTCAATAAGTCCTCTATACATATTAACATAGCAAGGTTCAGTTTGCCATTTTGGCAATGTGCGGTTACTCCATATGGTAATTGCACCTCCTTTGAATTTAATAGGTTTATGGGAGAGTAATTCCCAAGAGTACTCTCCTAAGTAGACCCAAGAATTTCTACACCTCGTTTAGAGTTACATATGGAATTGATTAAGTGGTTGATGTAATCTACTGGCTTTATCATTATTTGTGATTTATTCACAATCCTTTCGACACATACAAGCTATCTAACCATAGCTTGTATATGCTTTCTGACAGAGAGTCTGTTTAACAAGGTCACACCTTGCAGGGAGCTATACAGATTTAATATTTGTACTTCCCCCACTAAAAGTATGAATAATCGTTTCATAGATAGCTTATCGGCACAATGCTGGTAAGCTATTTATGCTATAAGGAGGAAATTATGGACGAATTAACTAAGAAAAAGGACAGTAAAACACAAGAATTGATTGACGAGATTGAAGCTTACTATGGCAAGTCGGTTGTGGAACTGATAGTAGACTTACAATCCGAGCCAATAGTACGGCATTTTAAAGGTGGCTACTATCGTGTAATGAGTATTGGTATGGACAGTACTACTAAAAACCCTGTTGTCGTGTACAAGAGTTTGAATGGCAAGAGTTATGTTTGGACTCGTGACCTTTTAGAATTTCTATCACCAGTACCTAAGGACAAGCAGGAGCTTAACATATTCGGGCAAAAACGCCGATTTGAGAAAGTAAAAGATTTTAGCTTACAATTAGACCTTGTAAGTACAAAAGACTTGATTATGGCGATTTCAGAGCGTGATACAGACATTTTATGCGTGGATAAGAAAAATATCAAGCAAAAGGACTATGTTTTGGCAAGGAAATATAGTATGTCAGACGGTGAGCATTACGAAGTAGTGAACACTTTTAACACTTATGAAGAAGCAGCAGAGAACTTGAAAAAGAATGTACGCAAGAATAAGTGGAGAGAAAATTGTTTTATAATAATGACAAGGGTGTTTTATAAGGAGTATTAAAGATGAATGATGTAACAGACGCATTAAATAATTTGGGTAAAGCACTTTCGGGTGAGAGCAACGAGAGCAAGCCTGACGGTTTTAAAGAAAAATTCAATGCTGTTTTGAGAAAAGTGCTTGAAGTATTAATGGTAATAGGGTCAATGGCTTCCCTCATTGTATCATTGCTTTTGGTGGCAACAGTGTTTATAACACTTATAAGGGGCGACTATTTTAGCTCTTTGATGTGTGGAGTATCGGCTTTTGTATTATTAAAATTGAGTAAGGAGTTTTAAGTATGATAATATCAGGAAGTAAAAAAGCGAGTGCCTTTGAAAAAGGCTTTATAAGTGAACTAAGTCAGCTTATAGACGGCAATATGCTTGATTTTGAAAAGCATTTAGAGAAAGCCGATTACGGCTATGTTAAGTCACTTGATGTTTTATTGGAGAATACATATTTAAGTCTGCAAAAGGTAAAGGACGCTTATTTAGTTAAGATAGACTTACCTGAAACGGACGAAGAAACAAGAGAAAAGATGATTAAGGCTCTTGATAAGGTTTATGCAGAGATGATGAAAATTGAGCATAAATCATTGTTTTTGAACGATTGGTTGAAAAAACACGCATTGTCTATGGAATGAGGATTTTCCTTACTTGACAAATAAAAATCAGTGTGCTATAATGTAGCCATAGTGATAACGAAATACGTTATCAAAGAAAATAAAAATATAAAAAAAATCAAGGAGGTTGTTTATTATGGCAAACAATAAGGAACAATTAATTAAATCGGTGTTGGATATGAAGAAGGCAATGGCAGATTTCTTTGACGCATATACAGATATGCTTATGGCACTACCTGTATTTGAAACGGCAGAGTTGGTTGCAGTAGCTGATACATTGGAAACAGCTGGTACATTGGAAACACCAAAAACATCTGAAAAGGTTGTACCTGCTAAGAAGTCGGCAACTAAGAAGTCGGCAACTAAGAAGTCGGCAACTAAGAAGTCAAAGATTGAAAAACAAGAAGTTGACGAAGCTGACGAAACACCTGACGAAACAGACGGTATTTATACAAAAGAAGCTCTTGACGGCAAAAAGTACAACGAGCTAAAGAAGATTGCCAAAGAAGTTGGTGTATCAGCAAAGGGTGACAGAGAAACCTTAATTGACAACATTTTAGGTGCGTCAGAACAGATTGAAGAAGATTTTGACGAAGATGACGAAGAAGAAACAACACTTGAAGATGTTGAAGATGAAGATGATACAGACGAAGATGACGGCGAAGATGAAGATGTTGAAGCAGAGCCTATTGATGATGAAGAAAGTCTTGCGGAAGAAATTGAAGATAGAGTATCTGAAATGGAAACGGAAGAAATTGCAGACTTACTTGTTGAAGCAGGTATCTCCGCAAAGGGTAAGCGTCAGGCTTTAATCAACAAGCTAATCAAGGCAGTACAAGACGGTGCTATTGCAATCAATGGCGAAGGTGAAAACGAAGAAGAACCCGAAGATGACGATTATGAAGATGATGATTACGAAGATGAAGATGTTGAAGACGAAGGTGACGAAGAAGATGTAAATGACCTAAGTAACCCTAACATCAAACCAGCTCGTAAAAAAGCACTAAAGGCTCTAAAATCTATGCTCGAAAAGAAATACAATGACGGTAAGCTAAAGGCAGTCACAATGAAAAAGGCTCTAAAGGCATACTATGACGAGTCAGCAGACGAGATTGACGATATGGATAATGATGAATTGTTTGACGCATATCTTCAACTAAAAATGCTATTCATTGATGATGAAGGTGACGAAGTTGAAGAAGGTGCACCTTATACACTAAACGGTGAGCCTTACTGCTGCGGTCAGCCACTCCAATACAATGAAGAAGATGATACATTTATCTGCGAAATTTGCGGCGGCGAGTATGAAAGTGAAGAAGAATAATTAAATACACGTTAATAGGGAGCACTTTATAAATGCTCCCTCTTTATCTTTAAAGGAGTGAATAAAATGCACATTACTACAACAGGGAAATTCCCAAATAAAGATATTACGCATAAACCTAAACGCTATCAGAGTGATATTCTGAAAGAAATGGATAGTGATGAGGTAGCCGAAGGTGATATAAATTTGCAGAATTTTATTCCGCAAAGCGTAACTATTGAGTCAGCGATAGATTATTTCTCTAAAAATGCCACAGGTGAAAACAAAAAGCTGTTTTATGCCACTTCTGAATGGCTAAAAGAGCTAAGAACACTAAAAACGCAAAAGGGTAAAGGTGTAAGCAATGGATAAATATTGGTCGGATAAACCTAAATTCCTTAACTGGAATAGGGAAGATTACATAAAGAATAATGTTCTATACACAGTGCCTATGACCGCTAAAGAAGTGGACGAGAGTAAGCAAGAAGAATTACTTAACAGCCCTAACTATTTTGTAGAAGAAAAACTTGACGGTACTCGTGGTACAATACATTTTTACTCTGACTATGCACGAGTATTTAGCCGTAGAGAGAGTAAAAAATCAGGTTGGTTGACAGAAAACACTGATAGTGTTCCTCAACTAAGGGATATACATATCCCTGAACTTAATGGCACTATTTTAGACGGTGAAATGTATATCCCTGATGTGCCATTCAATGATATATCAGGTATCTTAAATTGCACCTACGATACAGCGATTGAACGTCAACAGGAAAAAGGCTTTTTATGCTTAAATGTGTTTGATATTCTTTATTACAAGGGTATCAAGATTGAGAAAATGCCTTTATATAAGCGAAAGAGTTTTCTTGATAGGATAATTCGTAAAATAAATAACTTCTACGAAGAAGAATATCCGTCAGGCTTTCCTTATATTCGGAGAGTGCCTTACTTCAAAAATAACACTCCAGTTTTTGTGGGTGACAAAGATTTAAAGTTGTTAAATGCTACTTACAGTGTATATCCGAACTTGTTTAACAAAGTCAAGTTATATAAAAATGCAGGGAATGAAAGTGATTTTTGGGTAAGACTTACACCTAAAGAGTATTACGAGTGGATAGTAATGCACGGCGGTGAAGGAATAATGCTAAAACCTATTGACGGAAAGTATTATCATAAGCGTGGCAGAGAATATCAGAAAATTAAGAAGTTTTTAACTCGTGACGTTATAATAATGGGCTTTACAGAGCCAACAGAAGAATACACAGGTAAATTCCCTGATGACAGTTGGGGCTATTGGATTGACCCTAAAACGAACGAAAAACAAGACCCTAATAGATGTCTTGCTACACCAGCAAAAGAGCTTAAAAAGTCCTTTATGCCTGTAACAAGGTACTATTTTGAGAATTGGGTAGGTAATATCCGATATGGGGTAATCATTACAGAAGAAGAATTTGAAAAGTTATCAAAGAGCAAAAAGTTTACCACACAGAAAATGAAACTTTCTGACGGTAAAGAGTATAAGGTTGTTGAAGTTGGCGATTGCGGCGGTTTTGATGATGAAATGCGAAAGTATTTCACAGATAATCGGGATAGTATGATAGGTAAAGTCATTGAAGTTAAAGCGAATGAACAATACAAGGACACAGGCAAGCTAAGACACCCTCGTTTCCTAAGAATGAGAGATGACAAGGATAATTTAGCTTGTACTTGGACAGACCATTTTGGGTAAAGAACGTAATTACAACGATTTTCGTTATTCTTTGAAGTTAAGTGATAAGTTTGTGCTTTGTTTGAAACTTATAAAGGTAGATGACAAGATTAAAGCGAAAACTTGTTTATTTGAACGAGAAGATAACGGTTACAAAAAGGCAGGTAATGTAGTCAAAAATAAGTTATATAGGACGAGAAAAGGAATGTTTTATATAAAACGTAGACTACCTAAAATATTATCTGCAAAGTCAGCAGAATTGCTTTATTTAGATGATTTTATACTTACGAAAGCCTTGACAAAAACAGAATAATATGAGAATATAGAGGGTGAAAACCCTCTATTTTTTATTGTAGAATGTAAAAGGCGGTGATTAAATGAAATGGAGAAAGGTTTTACATAACTTATGGATTGATATAAAGTGTATATTTTACTGGTTATTCCTCACTTACTTAGAAGTGACTGATAATCTGAAATATACATTAGCAGGCAGTGTTACAACATCTGAATTGGTGAACTTAGTGTTTAATTTCATTGAAGTATATTCGGGAAGAACACTATATCCTTATCAGGAACAATTTTCAAAGAGAGTTATTCGCTCCGTTTTAACAAATGACGGTGCAGAAATAACAGCTTTATTTGCAAGACAGAGTGGTAAGTCAGAAACAATTTCAGATACATCAGGTGGTATGATGATTTTGCTACCACAACTTGCAAATATGCCTATGTTTGCAAATGATAAGCGACTGCAACCATTTAGGGACGGTTTATGGATTGGTATATTTGCTCCGTCACAAAGACAGGCACAAATTACATACAACCGTATTCGTAGTAGACTTCTAAGTCCGTCAGCAGAAGCAGTCTTAAATGACCCTGATTTTAATTTACAGTTTACCACGTCAAATGGACAGACGTGTTCTCTAAGTAATGGCTCATTCGTTACGGCTATTTCAGCCAGTGACGGTTCATCAATCGAAGGTGAGTCATTTAAACTAATTATCTGCGAGGAGTGTCAAGATATTAGTAATTACAAGATTACTAAATCTATTCACCCTATGGGTGCTGCTTATAATGCTACAAAGGTTAAAATCGGAACAGCGACAACCTTTAAAGGTAATTTCTATGACGCAATTCAGCGTAACAAACTTGAATACGATAATGGTGAAACAAGAGTACGAAACCATTTTGAGTACGATTGTGATGTAGCCGCAAAATATAACCCTTGGTATGCAAAGTACATTGAAGGTGAAAAGAGAAGTTTGGGTGAGAAGTCAGACGAGTACCAAATGTCGTATAAGCTAAAGTGGATATTGGAAAGAGGTATGTTTATTGATATAGAGCAGTTTGAACAAAATAATCTTGAACCGCTTTTGGACGTATCTCTTTATGATAAGTCAAGAACGCACGTTGCAGGTATAGATTTAGGTGGTAAGGGTGATGATACCGTTATCACAATCGTAGAAGTTGATTGGACACAACCTTTGCAGTTTGATGAAAGAGTTGACCCTGAAACTGGTGAAACTATGGTTTATAAGACGTATAATACTTATATAAAGAGTTGGCTAAAAATATCAAATATGCCTGACTATGAAGAACAATATTATATGATTATGGACTTTTTATCACACTTTAAGTTAGCTAAGGTTGTATGTGACGCTACAAGAGAAGCAAGTATATCACATAGACTTAGAGCAAACTTAAATTGTGAGGTTATACCTTATATCTTTACTACAAAGAGTAAGTCTGAAATATACAAAAATCTTGAAACAGAGATTTCAAGTGGTAGAGCAAGAGTGCCAGCGTCCGAAGAAGTATTGAAGTCAGAAGAATATCATAAATTTATTGAGCAATTAGGTGAGTTGCAGAAAGATTACAGGGGCTCACAACTTGTGGTATCTCACCCTGACGAGAAGAACGCTCACGACGATTTTTGTTTATCTCTTGATACAGAAATACTTACTGATAAAGGCTTTATAACTTATGATAAAATGACCTCTGATACTTTAGTGGCAAGTGTTGTTGACGGAAAAATTGTGTATAGGAAACCAACTAAAATAATACACAAAGATTATTGTGGCAAAATGTATGAATTTAAGTCAAAGGATTTAGCTCTAAAGGTAACAGAAAATCATAAGATGTTAGTTAAGCATAGAAACAGTGGTTGCTATAAAGATATGTTATCACAGTCACTTTTTGCAATGCCTAATGAACAAAGATACAATACTTTGCAAATACCAGTTGCACCTATTCAAGATAAGGCTGATTATCCAATAAGTGATGAGTTGATTAAGCAGTGTGGCTGGTTTATAACAGAGGGTTGGATAAATTTTGATAAGAGATATAATTCAAAAAGATACTGTTTCGGTCAATCAATAAAAAGTTTAAAATATAGTGAAATACAAGCTATGGTTAAAAAATTAGGCTTAAACCCATACATTTATACTCGTAAAGACGGACTAACTTACTGGGTGTACCACAAGAAAGATAATGCCTTATTTGACAGTTTACTTGCTGACGGAATACACAGAATACCTCGAAAATGGTTAAATGATTTTTCATTACGTCAGTTAAGATTGCTCTTAGATACTCTTATGTATGGTGACGGTACAATTACAAGGAACACTTATCATACAGCCAGTTATGATTTAGCTCGTGATTTTCAAGAGTTAGCACACAAATGCGGAATAAAAACCTCTATACGCAAAAGTGGTGAAATGTATAATTGCTATTTAATGCAAGGTGATTGCACACGAATAAAAGAGGTAAGTGTAACAGACTATAACGGAAAAGTTTGGTGCGTAAATGTAGACAATGGTTATATAGTTACACGTAGAAATGACAAAATAGCTGTAACAGGTAATTGTGACAGTTGGAGTTTGGCAGTGTGGGGTTGTATGGACGAAGGTGTAGTAAATGAAACGGAAACAGTGAACAGAGATAGTTTAATGGGTAAGTCAAGAAATGAGCAATCTTTTTATAGAGCTATTTCGGGCTTTACAGCGAGAAGGAGAAGATAATTATGTTAGGTTTTGAGAGAATAAGAAGCGTCTTGAATGGTGACGCTTACTACAATACCCTTTTGAACTTAAAGGGGGATATTGATACAAAGTGGTCTAATAGACTTTCACGAATAAGAACAGCGTGGAACTTTTATGAAGGCTATCACTGGGAAGATATACCCTGTACAGATGACGTAGAACTTTCAGTCAATTATTGTCGTGCTTTTGTAAACAAGTTTGTATCGTTTGAACTTGGTAAAGCGTGGAGCTTTACAACTCACAGTAATATGTCTGATAAGATAATTACAGATGACGGAAGAACTTTGTTTGAGTTTTTGGAAGATGTTTGGGAAGATAACGACCAATATGGACTAAGCATTGAAATGGGACAAACAAAGTCTGTAACAGGTGAAGCGTGGATAAGAGTAAACTATGATAAATCGGAAGATTTAGATGACCCGTTTGGTGAATATCCTGACGGAAGAATAAGTGTATCAGTTATTCCGACTAACATAGTGTTCCCTGAATTTAACCCACATAATACAAAGCAACTTGATAAGCTGACTATTATGTATGTGTATAAAAAGCAGGTAAAAGTCGGCGTAGGTTTTAAGACACAAGAGCAAGAAACTCTATTTAGACAGGTTTGGACAAAAGACACTGTTGAAACTTTTGACGGTGATGTGAAACGTACAGATAAGAATAAGTATGGTGTTATACCTTTTGTACAAATTAAGAATTTGAGTATTGCAGGTAAGGTTGAAGGTGTTGGCGACCTTGATGATATTATCCCTTTGAATGTGGAATATAATTTAAAGCAGTCAAATGTTTCAGAAATTATCAGTTATCATTCAGCTCCTATTACAGTTGTTTATGGTGCAAAGATAAGTAATATTGAAAAGGGAGCTAATAAGGTATGGGGTGGACTGCCGAAAGACGCTAAGGTAGAAAACCTTGAACAAAAAGGTGACGGTGGTACTGCAAAAGATTACATCACTAACTTAAAACTTGCAATGTGTGAAATTGGCGGCGTACCTGAAACTGTTTTAGGTGGAGCACAGGCAATAAGTAATACAAGTGGTGTAGCACTTCAATATATCAACTTACCATTGATTGAAAAAACCCGAATTAAGAAAATGAACACCGAAACAGGACTTGAAAAAGTTAATAAAATGATTATTTTAGTAGCTTTGTGTGAAGGTATCGTGAAAAAACCCGAAGGAATTACCAACAGAGATTTTTTCCATACGGAAGTTGAGCTTGCTGATACACTTCCGAAAGATACTCTTATTGAATTACAACAAATTCAAATGGAGATGTCTATGGGTATTGAAGATAGATACGGAGCAATGAAACGTATGGGACGTGAAAACATTGAAGAATACATCAAGCGTGTGGACAAGGATAGGGAAGAACACCCTGATATTTATAGCTCTACTTCAAAAAATAAGAGTGAAAATGGCAATCCGTCATTGAACAGTGGCATAATGAATGGCGAAACCGCCGCAGAACATATGAGAATAGCCTTAAACGGCAAGAATGGTAATGACTAATACAACTACATACCTAAGCAATTAAATCGCTTATAGATAAAAATAACACATATTTTAGAAAAATTTTTTGTAAACTACTTTACAAAATCTACAATGTGTGTTATTTTTATTATGAAACTTAATATTGGAGGTAAAAATTTATGTTTACAAAAAGCAGAAAGAACGCAGAAAAATTTAGTCGTATCATTACTGGACTACTACACAAATCCTTTGCAGATGAAGGTGACGGCAACGGTGGACAAGAACCACCAGCACCACCAGCACCACAAACACCTGCACCAAACCCCTCTCCAACTCCGCAACCGACAGAACCTTCTCAAATAAATTATGAGGAGCTAATTGCGAGAGCAAGAAAGGAAGAAAAGGATAAACTTTACATTCAAATTAAGACTTTAAAGGACGATTTGAAAGAAATGACTAAGCAGAACAACAAGAATTTGTTAGAAGCAGGTACTTTAAAGGCTGAAATTGATAATTTGAAAAATGGCGGCGATAGTGAAGAAGTTACAACCTTGAAGAATAAGATTAAGGAACTTGAAGGCACTATTGAAACATTAAAGAAGCAGTCAACTGATGAAGAAACAATCAGGCAACAAGTTGAGCAAGAATATGAAGTTAAACTTTACAGAACTGAACAACTTGTTAAAGATGAAGTCAAAGACGCTATCTTACCTATGTTTATGGAAACAGTTACAGGTGCTACGAAAGAGGAGATTGACGCTTCGATTGAAAAGGCTAAAGGGCTAACTCAAAAGGCTAAAGAGCAAATGGGTGTAGTAAGCACCCCAACTCCGAAAAAAAATCCTTCGGGTGACACAAAGCCGTCAGTACCAAGTGTAAACCCACAAAATCCAATGAATACGTTTGGGGACACAAGTTTAGAAGATGTGAGAAATCTTGACCCAGCGTCACCAGAATATGCTGAATGGCGTAAGAAAATGGGATTGAGATAAAAATTAAAGGAGGAAATCTTAAAATGTTTAACAAGAAATCTATTTTTAAGAGTTTTATGTCTAAGGCGTTGGCAAAAAACGCAATGAAGGCATATGCAGACTCAAAGGTAACAACAGCAGGTGCTACTGAAAACGGCGGTGTTGTTTTCAGTGACGCTATCAGAACAGTTTATTCAAAGGAAATTGAATTTAAGGCACTACCTGTAATGCGTTTCTTGCAGTTTGCTACAAAGAAAACAGAACTTGGTGTAAATGCAGGTCTTACAATCACTATGCTTACATATGATAACCTAAAGCGTGGCGGTGCATTGAAAGAAATGCAGAATATGACAACACAAGCAATGTCAGGTTCAACAAAGCAAATTACTGTAACAGAGTATGGTAATGCAGTAAGTACGACTGAAAAGCTAATTCAGTCATCTTTTGATGATATTATGGCTGAAATGACAACTCTACTTTCTCGTGACTATGCGATTACAGTTGATTGCGAATTGAGAGATACAGCTCTTTCAAACACAAAGAATGTTGTTTACGGCGGTAAGAAAACTACAAGAGCAAGTCTTACAGCAACAGATACTTTGAATGTTGCAGCAATTAAGGACGCAGTTGAAATTCTTTCAACAGCAGACGCTCCAAAGTATCAAGGTACAAACTGGATTTGTTTTGTACACCCACATCAGAGCCGTACCCTAAGAGATGACCCAGCTTGGGTAAATGCTTCAAATTATGGTGCACCTATGCAACTATTTACAGGTGAAATCGGCAGAATTGATGATGTAAGATTTATTGAAACAACTCTTATGTGTAACGGTGCAGTAGCAGAAACAGAGGAGTCATACAATGCTGACCTTGTTAAAGGTGCAGGTGAAGAAGGTTCAAAGAACGCTGTTCCTGTATATCAAGCTCTACTATTTGGTGACGCTTACTATGGTATTGCAACAGCACTATCTGTTGAACTAAGAGATAATGGTGTTGAGGACTTCGGAAGAAAGAGAAGTCTTGGCTGGTACTCAATCTTTGGTACAGGCTTGCTTCACGATAAGTACGGCGTAGTTATTGAAACAGCCTAAAATTTCGGATTTAATCGTGTTATAATTGTTGTTTAGGAGGAAATAAAAATGGCAGGTAAAATCGTTAAAAAGCCTAAGGCAGACGCTGAAAATACAGAAGTTGTTGAAAATGCAGAAGTAGCTGAAACTACAAAAGCAGAAGAAACAAAGGGTAATGCAGAGTTTAATGTTCCTACAAAGGTGGAACAAAAGGCTAAGGAAGAAAATACAGGCATTGTAGCAGGCACTAAACCTGTAAAGGTGTGTCCAGCTACTGATTATGACTGTTGTATCGGTGGCACATATTATCATCTAAAGAAGGGTGTAATTGTTGAAGTGCCACAAAATGTTAAGGATATACTTCAAAGAGGAGATATGCTTAGACCATTCTAATTAAGGTAGGGGTGATATGTTATGACAACAGCAGATTTGATAAGATATTTGCGTTTGAGTGTTAATGTTCAGTTAGAAGATAGCACTGAACGTGACGAATTGTATCTAAAACTGTCTGATGAAGATTTAACACTATACCTTAACCTTGCAAGGACAAGAGCCTTTGCAGATGAAGATTTAAGTGACTTTCCCGAAGAATATATGTACCCTCTGTCAATTTTGGCAAGGCGTGAATTGTACTTAGCTTTAGCTATACGTCACGCTAACTACGTAGATATAGGTGCAGATGACAATAACTATTTGAAAAAATCTCAATGGTTTAACCATTATATGACCTTAGTAAATGCTATGGACGGAGATTGGGACAAATATTTAGATGAAGGTGGTGCAGGGAGTAATACTCTCTGCTCCGCAAGTACCTATTTATCTAATAGATACTATACACCTTATAACTATGAAAAGGCAAAAATGCCTACATTAAAAGCTAAAATTGACTCGGTGGAAGATAGCTCAATAGAAATATCTTGGAAAGCAACATATGATAGGCACCTATGCTATGAGATTTATGTATCAACATCTCCGATAGCTGACAGTTATGCTTTAACTGGTGAAATATCACCTTTAGCTAAAAAGGTATCAACTATTACTGACCCTCATAAGAAGCGTTGTAGAATAGTGAATTGTGAAAAAGGTGCAACTTATTATATACTTGTACGCTTACTTGATTGGACAGGACATTCTGTTTATTCAGAGTTGACTGCAACCATACCTGATGATACAGATACATCTGATGATGTAGAAGAAGTATCATTATAGGGGGTGAGAAGCTATGGGTAAAATACCTGAAATAACTGACTTGAATGAAAGAGCCTTTTTGGACGGTGTGCTTGAAGTTTATCAAGAGATTTTCTCTCAAGAAGTACCCTTTTACTTTTTGGACAGAGAAAAGACTGATATAAACCCTTACGGCGAAACAACACAAAAAATCTACAAAGAGCCTGTTTACTTAACGGCAAGGGTTCAGTTGGAAGCTAAAGATGGTGAAAAGGCGATAAATCGTACCTACCTCACAGCTAAGATAACTGTTCCTACTCAAAGTTTTTGGGACAATAATATTGCTGTTACAGCTAAGGATATAGCAGAAATGAGAAAAGGAAAGTTTGTATTTAACAATATGGACTTTGAGATTGTTCGTGTACAACCACGAACACAAATAAATAACACATACATTGTTTACAAGTTTTATTGCCGTGAAATATTTGACGAAACAGATTACGGACGTGATTGTGAAGTTAATTATGACGGCACTGACTGGGGTGACGAGTTATGAGTTTTAGACGTGCTTGGGGAAACACAGGACAGTTTGCTAAAGCAGGTTTTGTGTTTCATAAGGCAGGTGAATGGGACGCTTGTGGTATTGCTTTAAACCAGTTGGCAGGTGCAGGAGCTGAAATAGCTGACGCTATGGACGAGCTTGCACAAATAGTTGTTGACGCTGTAAATGATACTAAAGAGAGTGGTGACTTTGTAGCAAACTCTCCAATTACAGTAAGACTAAAAGGTAGCTCAACACCTTGGGTTGACGGTACACAAGATAGGACAACAGGTGAAGCAGTTGCTATGTCAGCAGGACGTGGCGGTTATATTATAATGCTTAGTGGCGACCAACAGGTTGTAAGTTGGGTAGACGGTGGCACAAGTAAAGCACCAGCACGACCTTTATTTCAAAAGGCTTGGGAGCGGTGCGAGGCTGACGTAAAGGCAAGAGCCAATGAGATTTTGGAAAGGGCAGTGGGTGAGTAACAATGGAAGTAGCTTCGGTTTGGAAAGAAGAAATAAACAGAGCACTTATGGTTTATACTCAAAAAGCTGTCGTTCTTGACCGTAATGGTAGCCCATATAAAGTGCCTGTTCAGATGAGAAAGCCTGATGAAACTCTTAAATTAGAAGCATATCCTTGTATTACTTGGTATAATCTTATGGACTTGTCAAACACCGACAGGACAGATAATGTCGAATATACATATATCAATAAGGAAACAAAGGAAGCAATAAATTACTACTTGCCTATACCTTTTGATATGTATTATCAAATTGACTTTTGGGGTAAAACTTGGACAGATGTGGATAATATGTCTAAGAAGTGGTTACAGAGTTTACCACCTTATAGTAGGGGTAAATTCTTTAATTTACCTGTAAGAAATTCAATAGGTAATCTTACAAGCGTTTTATGTATTCAAAAGGATATTTTAAGGCGTAGAGATACTTTGACACAAAGTGACAAAGATATACACTCAACCATTACTTACTCAATACAAGGCTATTTAGGCAGGACTTATAATGAGCATAGTGGTTTGATTGAAACAGTAATACTAAGTAAGGAGGGCTTCTAAATGTCTAAAGTTTTTATTAAGGATATTGCAAATAAACCTCATAATCTATCATTAAAAGATAGCACAGCACTTCGCATAAGTGCTTATGAAAAGGTTGAGGTTGAAGAACACCTTATTACAAAGGTGATATACAATGAAGTAAAAGCTGGAAGGCTTTTAATCATTAAACCAAAAGCAAAGCCTGTACCTGTTTCGGTAACTGTCGAAACACAGCAGGCTGCTGATAATTCTTCTTCTGAAAAAGTGACGACTAAGAAGAATAACACTAAGTCACAGAAAAATAATAATGGAGGTAATAAAAATGGCTAATGCAAAGTATTCATATCCTGACGTGTATGTAAATCGTCAGACTGTCGTTACGGCTCCAGCAACAGAGTCATCTTCGTATATAGGTGGCTTTATTGGTAAGGCTGAACGTGGTGTAAAAAACACGCCAGTGCTTATTACATCTTGGCAAGAGTACATTGAAGCATTTGCAAACGGACTAACAAGTCCTTTTACATCTTCAAGCTATCTTGCTTATGCAGTTTATGATTTCTTTCAGAACGGCGGTAGCGACTGTTACGTTTTGAGTGCGTCAGACGGAAAAGATACAGTTTCTACAAACACTGTAAGTGGTATGACAGTAACAACTGTTGACACAGGTGCTTGGAGTGACGGAAAGGTATTCGTTGAAGTTGCTACTTCAACAGTAAGTGGTGCTTTTGACGTAAAGGTTTATTTCGGTGAACAAGCTAATAGCGACTCTCTTGTTGAAACATTCACATCAGTTACAAACGATACTGTTATCGCTACTATAAACAATAACAGTGAGTATATCAAGATTACATCAACAGGTGAAGTAACTCTTGAAGTGGTAGCAGCCACAGCTTTATCAGGCGGTAAGGATAGTGGTAATATCGCTGATTACAAGACAATTTTGAAGAAATTTGATGTAATTGATGATGTAACAATGTTGTCTATTGTTGACGCTACAAAGACAGATAGTAAGCACCTTTTGGAATACTGTACAGGAAACACAAGAATACACGCAATCTTGTGTACAGAGTCTGAAACGGCTACAAGTGATACAGTTGCTGAAGAAATTGCTTTCTTAGATAAAGGTAGAGGTAACTACTATTATCCTTGGGTAACAATTACTGACCCTATCACTTATGAAACAAAGACTGTACCAAACGTAGGTAAAGTACAAGGTACAATTATTCGTATGGCTCTTGAATATGGCTATGCTAAAGTACCAGCAGGTACAAACGCAACACTTACAGGAGCAATCGGACTTTCAACTATTCTTGATAAGACAACCGCAGGTAAGCTAAATGAGCTAAATGTTTCTTGCCTAATGGATAAGAAACAATATGGCATTTGTATTTGGGGTGGACGTTCTCTATTTGAGAATGGCAGATATATTTCAAGTATTTTGCTTGAAACACTTATCACTCGTGACCTTGAAGATTTGCTACAACAGTACATCTTTGAGCCAAACAACCCAACTACTTGGAGTAGCGTAAGACGTAGCATTTCATCTTACCTAAAGAGTCTATGGGAAGCAAACAGTTTTGAAGGCTCAACAGAGGCAGAAGCCTTTTCAGTAATTTGTGACGCTACAACCAATACGGCTAATAGCATTGCAAAGAAAGAATTAAATGCAACTGTTAAATACAGAGAGAAAGATTGTGCAGAATTTATTATAATCAACCTTTCTCGTTCAATGCAGTAGAAAGGAGATTTGAACTTATGAACATCACAGCTCTTTTAAAAGCACTTCCAAAGTCAGAAGCATATGTGCATAGCACGGCAACTGACCCACTACAACAGTTTATGTTCAGTGTTAAATTTTACAATTTTTCTAAAGACGGTAAAATTTCATCTTCAAAGGCTGAAAACACTAAAATCGGTTTCCAAAAGGTTTCAGGACTTTCAGCTGACTTAAACGGTGTAGAATATCACGAAGGTTGTACAAACTACCCTGTAAAACTTGCAGGTAAGGCTTCATTCGGTGAGGTAACAATGGAAAAGGGTGTTGTTCCTTCAACAAGCTCAAGTTTGAGCACAACAAAGAATGTTCTTGACTTGCTTGCAGAAACTTGTAGCGACTCAACATCACGAATGGACGTTGACATTAATGTACTTGGTCGTGATGGTAAGGTTCGTATCAAATATATTTTGAATAATGCCTTTATGTCAAAATGGGAAGCACCTGACCTTGACGCTTCCAGTGATGACGTGGCAATAGAAAAAATTACATTGCAATATGATTATCTTACATATGAAATTCCTGAAGATGAAACTGGTTCATTTGAAAACTGGAGTCCTTCAGGATTGATTAAGTCTGAATAAACAACATTTATAACCAACAAACTCTGCTTTAGGTATTGCCTTTTGCAGAGTTTTGTTGTATAATGAATTTGTAATAAAATTAAGGAGGTATGTAGTAATGGCTACATTAAAGAAAAAAGACGTAATGAACGCAAACGAAGTAATTGCACAGGTGGCAGAAGAACGTAATGCTGCTCCAAAAATGAGTGACTTGCAGGACGAATATGATTTGATTGCAGGTTACACTGACGAAAAAGGTAAGCTACACAAGACTTTCTCAATTCGTCCTCTTAACGGTGAAGATGAAGAAGTTATCAGCAGACACAAAAACAGCCCTATGGTAAAGCTATATAATCTACTTTTGAGCAGATGTTTGCTTACACTTGGGGATATTGATTTTCAGAGTTTGTCAAAGAGCAACAGAGAAGAAATTCTTAACTCTATGTACACAGCTGATATTGATGTAATCATTCTCCGACTAAGAGAGGTATCAGTTGGTGAAGAATTGGAACTAAGACATAAATGCCCTAAGTGTGGACAGAGCATTACAACAAGATTGTCGGTTGATGAAGTAAAGGTTGTACCTTGGGACGGCGAAAGGGGTATTCCTTTTGAGTTGCCTGTTGGTATCAGAGATGAACAAGGTAATGTACATAAGACAGGTATAATTCGTTATTCAACTAACGGTGACAGAAACAGATTTGCTCCAATCGCTCAAAGAGATTTTGCTAAGGGCAAGACAATTATGATATTGAATTTGACTGAATTTGATGATGATTTTGAGTTGACAGAGCAAATTGTTCGTAAGATGACAATGAGAGATAGAGAATACCTAATCAAGTTGTCGGCTGAAAATCAATTCGGTTTGGATTTAAAAATTCCAGTAGAGTGCCCTGAATGTGGCAACGAATTTGAGGGCGGTTTGAACATAACAAATTTTATTTAAACCACCCTACCTACTGGTTGGAATTAATTATTGGTTACATAAGCATTGATGAAATGTGGGTAGAAGCTCACGTCATTGCTTATGTATACCATTGGGATAGAAATACTATTCTAAAACTTTCAAGAGGTGAACGCAGAATGTGGTATGATTTAATAATGAAGCAGAAGAAAGCAGAAAATAGAAGCAGTAGTTAATCTTTAAAATACCTCTCAAAATAATAGGAGAGGAGAACGCTTAATATGGCGGCGAGTGAATATGGTTTAAGCATTGTCTTGGACTTTCAGGACAACGCAACGGCTGGTATGCAATCAGCTTCAAGTGCATTTAGTAGTTTGTCAGGAAGTGCTGATAAACTCTCTATGGGTATAGGTGGCACTGCAAGCAGCCTACTTGATATGAATACATCTGTTGTTGGTATGAGCGTTCTTGGCTCTCAATTTCAGAATATGGGTCAAAGTGTATTAGGAGTAATGAAAGATATAGGGTCTAAAGTAGTTGATACTTCGTCCTCTTTTGAGAACTTCCAATTAACCTTGAAAGCATTATACGGGGACGCTGACAAAGCAAGCAAAATAACAGATGATTTGTTTGCTTATGCTAACAAGTCACCTTTTGAGGTAGAAGATTTGCAGGGTATGGTTGTTACTCTAAAGTCACAGGGACTTGAAGCCTTCGACCAAATGATTGGTAAGACAACAGGACTTAGACAAGAAACAATGGCTTGGATAGGTGACTTACAGGCATTTAGACCTAATACAACTGCATTAAAATGGAAACAGGCTATCCAAAACTTTTTGAGTGGTGATGATAATGTTTCGGCAAAAATGCTTAGAAATATTCTTGACGTTGGTGATTTGTCTAATTATTTAGGTCACGATTTGCATAAGACTGTTGAGGGGCGTATGCAAGACCTTATTGAAATAGTAGAAAAGACAGGTATGGCAGGTATGCAAGATACTTTGTCAAATACTTGGTCTATTGTACTTTCAAATATGGCTGACGCTTGGACTACTTTTACATATAGGATAGGATTTGGAAACAAAGAGAATAATATGTATCGGTCAGCTACAAATGCAGTGAAAAATCTTCTTGAAGTAGAAAAATCCGTGTTTAGTGATAAGACTATAATAAACTCAACATCAGAAGCTCTGTATGGGTTAATACACCCAGCAGAAAAGTTTACAGAAGTAGTAAAAAATATAGCACCAGCTATGACTACTTGGCTAAAAAATAACCCACAGGTAATTAAGTTTGGCACAAACCTTACTGTTGTAGGTGGTGCAGCTTTAGTAGCAATGGGTAGCCTATTACGTTTAAGTGGTGCTGTTATCAACTATATGCTGAATGTACAAAGACTTGGTGGCTTTATAGGTATATTTAATATGCTTGGAAATTCAATACAGGCTCTTACGTTTAGAAGTATTGGTTGGGCTTCTGCATTAGGCTTACTTGCAGTCGTTCTTACAAGAAACTATGGCAATATCAGTGGACTTTTCGGAACATTAAGTAAGCAAGCTAAAAGTTTATTTGGTGAAATTTCAAATAGTCTATCACAAGGTAAGACCCTAACACAATCTTTAATTGATGTAGGACTACAACCTTTAGTTGACGGTTTGAACACCATAAAGACGACATTAAAGTCCATTGGTTCAGGTGTATACAATGGCATAGCAGAAGCACTTGGTGTTTTTGGTTTTCATTCAGAAAAGATTGAGGAAGCAGACTTTAATTTAAAGACTATGCTTAACCATTTAGGTGAAGCAATGTCTAATAAATTTGGTGAAGGTTTTCAGGAAAAGTGGGGTGGTACTATTGATACCTTTGGTAGAATGGCAGGTGCTTTCATTGTTGCATATGGTGGTAGCACCTTACTCGCAGGTGGTTTAAAACTACTTGGTGGTGCTGGTGCGAGCTTACTTACCAACTTTAAAGTAATAGCTACAACACTTATGTCACCAACTGGACTTATGGGTTTAGGTTTGGGCACAATAGTGGCAGGATATAAGAGTGACTTTTTGGGTTTAAAAGATGTAGTATCACCTATGGTGGATAATATTAGGTCACAAATGAAAACTCTTAAAGAGTCATTCGGAGCTAAAAATTCAGAGGGAAAGAATAACATTATTGATGTTATATCAAAGAAAATTCAAGATTTTAATAAAAAATCTAAGGATAAATCTTTCCAACAACCTATTACTCAATTTATGTCTGACGGCACTTCAATGGTAAGTGATGTTATGTCCCACGGTATATCTATGGGTGAAGCACTCGGTCAGGGTATATCGGCAGGGTTACTCTTATTTGGAGGCCCTATTCAAAAAGCTATTGGAGCAATAATGTTTGGCTACTCATTCAATATAGGAAATTTACAAGAAGGTGTGCAGAAGTTTGTACCACAGTTAATTAATGCTAAAGATTTACTTTTGGAAATGTCAACAGGCTATGGACAAAAATCAGTAAAACTTGCAGATAAGTTTGGCTTAACACCTTTTGCAGAGGGAATTGTCAACGCTAAGAGAAACATAGAAAATATGTGGGCTTCTTTTACAAATGGTTTTCTAACAGCTAACCCTGTTGTAGCCGACACAATGCGTAAACTTTTCGGAGAAGATTTAGATTTAAGCGTGAACGGTATTTTAAATAAATTTGGGGAATTATCTGAAAAGGCAACAAATTGGTTAAGCAATACAACTATTTTTGGAAAGAGCCTTATGGAAGTGCTTGGTGGCATTACTTCTAAGGCAACTTTAGCTGTACCGCTTATTGCAGGTTTGGGTATGGCAAGTAAATTGATAGGCTTTGATGTAAGCCCTATAACAGGCGGTTTAAACTTGATTAAGAGTGGCTTTAGTCTTGTATTGGACGGAGCAAAAACAACCGCAGTAGGCATAAAAAACGCTTTTGTAGGGGCAAAAAATTTTGCAGTAAGTTTCTTTACTTTTGCAAGAGATACCATAAAGGACTTTTGGGCTAATGCAAGTGGTAGAGGTGGAGGTGGCAATCTCTTTGGTAATCTTCTTTCTGCCGCTCGGAATGGCTTGAGGGAAATAAGGTCAGCTCTTAATGATACTCTTGATTTTATAGAAATGGGTCTTAATTATGGCGAGAGTGCAGCACAAGTTATAGGTGAAACTTGGAATGACACTTTTAGAAACATAGGGGAAGGTTTTACTGCAAGTGCAGGTTCTATATTAGCATTCACAGCACAAATAGCCACAGCAGTACAGGTGTTTAAATGGCAATCACTCTATAATGGAGTAATGACAGGTTTAAAAATGTTTGGCTCTGCCGTTTTAGGTGCTTCTAAAATGGTTATAGGTTTGCACGGTGTAGCTTTAGGTTTAGCTGCTGTAACTATGGGAGCACTTGCTTTTGGTACTATTTCTACATCGGAGTGGCAAAATTTGAATGTCAAATTAGGTGAACAACAAACACTCTTAGGTAAAATAAAAGTGGGTTATGAGTGGTTTACAGATAACTTATCAGGTGTTACCACAAAGGTAAGGAACTTCGTAGACGGATTGGACGTACAATCACTTGTATCTAAATTTATGGGGTTACTTAGTGGTGTTGGTGACGCTTTTGTCGCAGTTATTGGTGGTGAAAACGGCACAAATGGTATTGCAGACGTGGCAGGAAGTTTAATTGATAAACTTGTTAATAGCCTTGCGAATGGTACATCTAATATAGGAAGTGCTGTACAGAGAATATTTAATTCGGTTACATCTGCAATCCAAACTTATGCTCCTACAATCGGGCAAAATCTTGCAACAATAATGACAAATGTTATAGATTTTGTAGGTGAAAATTCAAACACATTTTTTGAAACTGCTTTTACCATTATTAACTCGTTTGTAGACGGATTGCTTGCAAATTCTGATAGGATTGCAGAAGGTGTTAGTCAGTTAGTAAGTGGGCTTGCTAATTCTATTACAAAATATGCACCTGATATAATTGGTGGGGTCAAAAACCTTATAAGTAATGTATTTAGTGCTTTAAACACAGGTGACTTAAACAATGCCATAGGAACATTGTTATTTAGCTTAATTGATAATTTAAAATCTCTTGCAAGTACATTACTACCACAATTAAAAGCTATATTTCACTATGCTATACTTGCAATAAAAAATGAGGTAATTAACGGATTGGCAGATATAGTTGGAGCAGTATTCGCTGTATCAGCAGCTCTATTGTTAATCCCTGGTGTGAGGGAAGCTGTTGCCCCTGTTACTGGTGCTCTAATGGTTGCTGGTTTAGCTTTGCGTGCTTGGGGTGCAAAAACAGAGTATGATGTTGCAAAAGCTAAAAATACCCTAACAGGTGGTCTTGCAGATATGAATGGGGCTTTAGCCGAAAATAGTGCTGCACTTGACGCTAATAAGCAGAAACGTCTTGAATGGGCTACGGCAGAGCAAGCTGAAAACTTTAAAAATGTCACACAAGGGCAGTTAAAGGCAGCGTTAGAGAATAACAATAATCTTGTAACAAATCACGGTTATGACGGATATATTCAAGATATAAATTCTTTAGAGCAAGCTCAAAATAGTCATACACTTGTATATAGGGTACAATGGAACAATGATACACAATCCTATGAAACTGTTTTACAACAATTAAAAACAGTTACAGAGGAAGGCGGTAAGCAACATACTGTTAATGTTGACTATGTAGTCAATGGACATACTGTTGAAAATGCAATGAACCAGCTTGAGCAATGGGGTAGCGAGTACCACCTTGTTACATATGAGGTAGATGACAATGGTAGTGCTACACAGGCTTTAACTGACACTAAACTGACAGTAAATGAGGCTAAACAGTATTGTTCCGAAAATGGAATAAATATTGAAGTAGATGTTGTTAAAAAGGACAATAAAGGTGTTCACGAAATTGTTGAAGAAGAACAAAAAGAAGCCAATAGCAGTAAAGTGGTTGTTACACCTTCATATAATACAACTAATACAACAGACTCACAAAGAGTTGACGCAATGACAAAGCAATATTCTGGTTTAGGTAAAGCTATTGAAACAGCAAGGAAATCTATGGAAGGCTTAGATACTAAGTTTTATAACAATGCTGTTTTCAGTCAGTTAAAACCTGTAAATGAGGAAACAGTCAACTCGTGGAATACTTATGCTGCTGCTCTAAATACAGTAAATGCAGTGACCTTAGATGTAGATAAGTTAAAATCTTTTACTGAAGCAATAAATAGTTTACCTGATGTTTCTACAAAAACTATATCTGTAACAGCTAATATACATAATCTAAATGATAGAGTAGTTAATAATCTCTCCAAATTTACTGGTGCAATAAGTATGATTAGCTGGGACACTAAAACAATAACACTAAATGCTTCGGGCAATATTGTATCGGACTCTAAAACAATGGCTTCAAATATGGAAGCATTTAATAAAGCCTATAAAAATTTACCAACAAAGTCATTAACCATTGGTGTAAATTTTAATTTTAAAGAGAGTTTAATGGAATTAGACGCAAGTTTGGCTTCCTTTACTGAAACACCTGCAAGTGTATCAATAAGTGTGACTGGTGCTGATGAGAGTAAAGGTTTAGTAGACAATTTGAAAGGGTCTATTGATAACGTAAAAAGTAAGACAGTGCTTGTATTAGCTCTTGTTTCGGGTAAGACTAATGTTGATAAACTTGCAGAGTCTATTGGTGCATTACAAGATAAAACAGTAAAAATTACAGCTAATTATACAACAAGTGGCTCAACTCCAAATGAACAAGCCTCTAAGAAATCAGTGAGTACAATAGCAGAAAAGGCAAAGGGTTTGTTTAAGGGTTTTGGAGGTCAATTTGCGAGTGGTACGGATTACTTTGAAGGTGGTACAGCTCTTATTAATGAAAAGGGTGGAGAAATTGTTGACCTACCTCGTGGCACGAGGATAATACCTCACGACCAAAGTGTTGAAGAAAGTTTTAATACAGGATATAAACTTGCAAGCAATAAGTTATCAAGTAGTATTGAAACTCTTGCACAGAGTACCTCATCAAATGTATCACATACATCTACACCTACTAAGACTGAACATAATGATTATAGTGTTAATTTTGGAGCAGGTAGCATTGTTGTAAGAGTTGATAATGCAAAGGGTGAAGCCGATTGTGAAAAAGTGGCGAGAACTTTGATGAAGTACATTGAAAAAGAGCAAAGAAGAAATGGTATGGCAAGGAGGGCTTAACAATGCCTATTTATTCAAAAGACAGGGTTGGTGTTTATACTAACCCTGTAAACACTGTTAATACAGGAGTCAGAAGTCTTTGGGATAGGGCTATTGGTACGGACTCGGCAGCAGTAATCGCAAGCACTGTAAATAAAGGTGACGATTACTGGGGCAATACCTTAAAAGAAGCCCTTGACTCTGTAAAATCTGAACAAGAAGTGACGCAAAGAGTTTTAGCATTAAGTAAGGCTAAGACTAAAGGTTACATAAAGAATTTGGACACAGGGGAAATAATGCGTTTTCAATTTAACCCTGAAACTCTTGAATATGACAGGGGAGTTGAGTATGTGGATAATATAGCCCCTGCTATGGCTTATCCACATACACAGTTTGTTGCTGGTAAGGCAAGAGAGTTTGACGTAGAGCTTTATTTAGTTGATAGGCTTATAGAGCCTTGTGGTATAATAAAAGACTATATGAAGTTTATCGGAGCTTTTTTGACACCAGAGGAAAATGTGGCTGATTGGAAACGACCGCCTGAAATGATATTTTTCTATGGCTATTTCGTAAGAAAATGTGTTCTTACGAATTTCAATATTAAAATTGACTCTATGGACGAAAGTGGTACACCAACAGTGGCACATTTCAAATTAACTTTAAGACAGGTAGGTGTTTTATAATGGCTATATATAAAGGTTCAAGATATACTTCTACACCTACCTATTATCCTGACGGAAGTGACAAGAAAATCTTTGATATAAGACAGAGATTTCAGTTTAATACAACAGGGGCAACATATCACACTTGGACTTCGGGTGATACCCTTGACTTTTTGGCTTATAAAATATATAATAATTCTGAATTGTGGTGGGCGATATTGGACGCTAACCCACAGTATCAGTCTGAACTTGATATAAAAGTAGGTGACATTGTAACAATACCTACTTTTACGGAAGTGGTGAGTAAATTATGAATGATGTAATGGATATTTCCACTACATATTGGGACTTGAGTTTTAATGGTGAGAGTATTCCTTTTGACCGTAAGCAGATGATTTTATCTATTGAGCTTACTGAAACGGTAAAAGGTGCAGACAGTGTCACCATTAAAATTGATGACCCAAATATGGAGTTTATACAAGATGATATTTACCTAAAAGATGTTCCTATGTCACTTGATATTATGTTTCAAGGAAGTGCAGAAAAGCATTGTTTTTATGGGTATATATCAGAGATAAATCCAGTGTTTCCTGATGACGGAAACCCTTACATAGAGTTATATTGTTTGGATAAAACTCACCTTATGCAGAGAGTTAAGAATACTCAAACGTGGAATAAGGTGAGGAGCATTGATGTTATCAAAGAAAAGTGTAATGGCTACGGTTGGAAGTTAGTCTATCCCGAAGATTATGAGTATATCCAACAGGACAGCATAACACAAAGTGGACAGACAGATATAGAGTTTATGGAAGGTTTGGCAAATGACGAAAGAGAATTGTTTGTAGCTAAATTAATAGGTGACACATTCTTTTATGTCCGTTTAGGACTTCTTGCAGAGCCGTCAAGTAATCTTTATTACAGAGTGGACGCTTTGAAAAATAACGTATTGAAGTTTTCACCGTCCATAGATAAGGAAACGAGAAAAATTGATACAAGATATGCTGATATAAACCCCTCTACACAAGATACTGATAGCTTTTTCGCTAATGAGAAAACAGTAGCTTTGCAAACACAGGGTTATCCAGTACAAGTATCAAGTGTTGGCTATGGTAGTGTACCATATGATGACACAGAAGCACAAAAGAATAAGAAGGATAATACTGATACAGATAAAACAGAGAGAACATACAGAGAGCAAGAGTACAACACCTTGCGTGGCGATTGTGATGTTCTCCCTACACCTGAATTACTTGCTTTAACCTATATGCAGACCATAAATTTTAGTGGGTTAGGTAAGTATTTAAGTGGTTTATACTATGTTGAGGGGATAAAACTAACCATTGATAGTAGCAATGGCTTGTCTGAAACACTTACACTTATAAAAACAGGTTTTGGTAAGACAATGAAACCTGCTGAATTAAGTGATGAAGTATCGTCTAATTCTTCAACAGATTATTCTAAAGGTGATACAATACGTTTCATTTCAGATACAGCTACTTACGCTCACGCTTCGGAAGGTGTGAAAGTACCTAACTGGGTAAGAGCTGAAACGTGGAAAGTAGGAAGTGTAGACACTGACGGTAAGTGCTTATTACTTACAGATATTGAGTCGTGGGTACATATGAACGAAGTAGAGAAGGTGTAATATGAATTTTAACGGAAAATACAGAGCATATGTTGTTGATGTAAATGACCCTGAAAATAGGGGGAGAATAAAGGTAAGTGTACCAGCAGTAACAATGGAGTATCATACTACTTGGTGCGAGCCTTGTTTCCCTTACGGTGAGTTTAGTACACCAAACGTGGGAGAGTGTGTTTGGGTAGAATTTCAACAGGGGAATTTAGGTAAGCCTGTTTGGGTGGGTACTTGGTACTCACAGGGAAATGCACCTTGTCCAAAAGGAACAAAGGCAATAACCTATGGTGGAGCAAGTATACTTCTGACAGGCGGTAAGGTGCTTATAAACGGTGTAGATGTGCTAAACCAACTAAGTATCTTAGAAAAGAAAATAGACGCTTTAAAGGGCTAATAAGGGAGTGTAAGCACTATGCAATATAAATTTATGATTATGATATTTTTCCTTATAGGTGCATTAAGCCCTTGTGTAATAAAACTTTATGAGCTAATACACATTTATAAAGGATAGGTGATATTACTATGAGCAGTTTAGTGGGTTTGAAATTCCCTTTTTGTGTTAATACAAAAGGGGGAGTAAGTTTAAACACCTTGACTAAGAATGACACGTCCCTTTATGACGGAAAGATTGAGCAACTACTCAATACCAATCAAGGTGAAAGGACAATGGAATGTGACATTTTTGCTGAATTAGATACTTTTGTATTCTCGTCTAATGACGCAAGTACGAGGACACTTTTGGAATATGAAATAAAGCAAGCCATAGCTAAGCATATTCCTGATATAATTGTAATGTCAGTAGACGTGCGGAGTGTAACAAGAGCAATAGTGGCTACAATAACCTATACGGTTAAGGCTTTTGATACAACAACGACAACACAAGTGAAAGTAGGTGACGCAAGTTGAGTAGGATAGATTATACAACAGGTGATTATAAGGGTTTTAAACTATTGATGATAGACGCTTTACAGGAGAGATTGCCTGATTATACAGATACGTCCGAAACGGACGCAGGTATGGTTATACTTGAAACAGTGGCTAAAGCATTGGACGTACTTAGCTATTATCAAAATGCACAGGCAAATGAGTGCTTTTTGACAACAGCACAGTTAAGACCAAATTTACTTAAATGGTGCAAGATGTTGGGTTATACACCTAAACCGAGTACACCCGCTAAATTTAAGCAGTATTTTGTCTTTGACGCTAATCAAGGAGTTGTGACACTACCTGAAGGCTTCATTGTACGAACAAGTGAACCTATTATAAGTAACGCAGTTTATTTTACAACACTTGAAGAACTGAAAGTAGACACAACAAGCCCACTTGATACTACACAAAAGGGCTATGTGAAAACTATCTCCGACACGTCAAGTGAGCAGTATATATTTGAAGTAGATGTAGCACAAGGCAACTTAATATCGGGTGAAGAAGTAGGTGTAGGTGACGGCATAACTATGGGATTGAGATACACTTTAAGAAACAATCCTGTTTCATTACCTGATTATGATGAAAATGGCTTTGCTTTGCTACCAAGAGTTAATGAATTAACAAATGCGATAGAATATCCTGACAATTATGATAAAGCTCGTCACTTTTCTTTGACCGTAGGCGGTGAAGAATGGGTGATGAAAAGTAGTTTTATTGACTCTATGAGCAAAGATAAGCACTACACTGTTGAAGTAAATCAAGACAACACAGTGACTATTATCTTTGGTGACGGAGTTAATGGTGCAATACCTAAGGGGGAGATTGTGGCAAACTACCGTAATGGTGGTGGCACAGTCGGAAACGTAGGTGCAGAAACTATAACAGTGATAAACACTTCTACTAAAGGCTTGAGCCAAACATACAATATAGATACGGCTTACTCTTTAGGTGTAGATAAAGAGTCAAACAGCTCAATAGTTTTAAATGCCCCAAACGCTTATAGAACAAAATGGGGTTGTCTGTCGGCAGAAGATTACGCAGATAAAGCTATGGAATTGTTTAACCAAATAATGATGTCATCATCATTCCCTATCAGCGAGAATACAGATATAGACTTGTCTACTTTGGAAGTCTTGCAGGGAATAACAGATGAAACTGAAAAGAAGAATAAATTACTTGATACTGTTCAAGTATGTGTTCTTTTGAAAAATTCAAAGATAAGAGATGACTTAGGTAATATCTTAAAGTTGGCAGATTATCCTAAACTTGAAAATTCGGATATTGTCGCTGAATTAAAAGAGATGTATGAAGCAAGGGGCTTGATAGGCACTTTTGTTGAGATAACACCTTTCACTTCAAAAGATGTAGCCTTTAATTGTACTCTTTTGCCTTTAGCTGGATATGACTTTAATACAGTTAAGGGGCAGGTTATTGATAAGCTAAAAGATTATTTTCTTTTAGGTGAAATACAAGCAGGTCAAACTGTTGCAATAAATGATGTTGAAGCTGATGTATTTGCTGCCATTACAGGCATAAGAGCGTTCAGGATAAACTCATTTTCTGTAAAAGGTGTAAATGATACCTCTCTTGATATTACATCAAATAAGTGGGAAATTATCGAATTTGACGCAGAAAATACTGTAATTACTGATAACAGGGGGTAAGGGTTATGGCTGAAATAAGTGCAGAGCAGTTATCTGATTTTGCTTATCAGAGATTACCTGATATATACAAAGTAAGGGATTTTGAAATTGATGAAGAAAGACCACCATTATTAAACTTTCTAAAGGCAATGTTTTTAGGAAGTGGTGGTATAACTAAGGCAACAAAGTATCAAAAGGGGGCAGGGGAGCAGATTTTAGATGTAGCAAACAAGTTTACATCTATAATTGACCCTGAAAATTGCCCAGACAATGTATTTCCTTATCTATTGAAAAGTTTTGGATATGATTATGATGAACTCATTGAAACACAGACATTTAAAGGTAGCAATATCTATTACCAAAGAAAGCTCCTTATGAACATAGGTGAGCTTTACAAAAGACGTGGAACAATGTCAGCAGTAAAGTTTATGGCACGAACCTTAACAGGTTTAGACGTAGAAGATTTTGAGTATAAACGTGGTGAAATTGAAGATAAGCCTAATGTATATGCAAGGCATTTAATTGTGTATCTAAAGGCGAATACTGTTGAGCAGATATTAAATCAACCTCATAGTACAAAGGTAATAGAGGAGTTTATACACATTATTCTACCTTTTTATATAAATATTGAAGTGAAATACAAAACAGACGGAATTATATTTGAAATAGATAATGATGTTAAGCCACATATTGGTGCAGCAGGAACATATACCTATGAAACAGATATACCGTCCACACCAAATGAAAGGAGCGAAAGCTAAATGTCAACGTGGGGTAAAGTGATTTTAACCAAACAAGGTGAAGCACTGCTAAACCAATGTCTGGGAATGAGCGGTCATTACAATTTAAACCAAAGTAATGACCCTGACAGCGATACAAAAGGTATTGTCATAACAAGAGTATCAACAGGTAGATACAGATATACAAATACTTCTGTTGAGTATCTTAAAGAACGTACTGACCTTGCTACATCAGACGGAGCGACAGGCGGTACATCAGGTTTTGTTGAGAATTTGAACATTACAGGTTTAAAGCCTATTACTTCAAGTAATTCAGACCAGTACGGTCAGGCTCTTATACAAGTGCAACTTGATAACCAAAGAGAAGATAGAAATATAAAAGAAGAATACCCTTTAGGTCAGTTAGGTGTGTTTGCAAGACTTGAGGGTAGTACAGAAGAAATACTGTTTACTATTGTTCAGTATGCAGGTGATACACTGCCAGTGATACCAGCACCTGTAACGCCAACCTTACTTAATTTTGGCTTTTATATTGCAATAGCAACAACCGAAACTATTTCAATAGAAATGGAATTTGCAGGTATTGTGACAGCTAAACAGTTTGATGATTATAAACTTGTTACAGATGAAACCCTAAATACTCTTAACGAACACACCAAAAATACAGAAAATCCGCATAAGGTGACTGCACAGCAAGTTGGGTTAGGCAATGTACCAAATGTGACGACAGATAATCAAACCCCTACATTTACTCAAAGTTCTACTTTAAGTGAAATAAATAGCGGTGAGAAATTATCAACTTTATTTGGTAAGATAAAAAAGGCGATAGTTGATTTAATCAGTCATTTAACCAATACGAGCAACCCACATAGTGTGACAAAAAGTCAAGTAGGTTTAGGTAATGTTGATGATACTTCTGACGCAGATAAGCCAATCTCAACCGCCACTAAAACAGCTTTAGACGGTAAAGCCCCAAAAACTCACGCAAGCTCATCTGAGGATTATGGTATAGGAGATAGAGAAGTGTATGGGCACCTCAAATTGTTTAACGGTGTAAATAGCACTGCTGATACACGGTCAGGCTTTGCTGCTACACCTAACGCAGTAAAAACCGCTTATGAAAAAGCGGTTGAAGGTGTAAATGCTGCCGAAAAAGCACAAGAAACGGCAAACAGTAAATTAGACAAGGGTTTTATATCTAATGGCTATACAGGTATTGATGAAGTAACTGCAAGATTAAATGGCATTGAGGAAGGTGCAGAAGTAAATAAAGTGACTTCTGTACAAGGTAGAACAGGTGATGTGACAGTCACTAAAGCAGACATAGATTTAGGGAATGTACCTAACGTAACCACAAATAACCAAACACCTACTTTTACGGCCGCTTCAAGTCGTACAAACATAAATAGTGGTGAAACACTTGCCACAATTTTCGGAAAGATTAAAAAGTGGTTTTCCGATTTAAAAACGATAGCGTTTACAGGTTCATATACTGACCTGTCAAACAAACCGACATCAATGCAAAATCCTTATTATTTAACACTCACAATGAATAGTTCAGGGACAACCTATAATGGTGGGGCTTCTGCAAGTTTTGCGTGGTACGCACCAACGAGTGGGGGAACGGCAGGGTATGATTTGATTAGTAATGGCAGTGGTGCCCCTGTATGGCGGCGACCATTGTATGCTACTTGCACTACATCAAATGCTTCATCAGCTAAGACAGTAAATATAGTAAACTTTAAACTAATTACAGGTGTAAGAGTATTTATTAAGTTTAATAATGCTAATAGTGCTAACATACCCACTCTAAATATATCAGATACAGGGGCAAAAAGTATGGTGACTTTTCTCCCTAATAGTTTTTACAACGTTTCATCTCCGTCAGGAACTACCACACAAAAAGCAGTAAATACTTGGTGTGCAGGAGATATATTGGAGTTTGTATATGACGGAACTAACTGGGTATGTGTTGGAACATCAGGTTATCCTCAATATAGTCACAGGAATAACTCTTATATAACAATAGGAACTACAGAAATGGGTGAGGTAACTTATCCTAATGATACTATATGCGATTTTCTTTGTGACGGAACAAATGACACAACTATCATACAACGAGCAATCAATTTAGCTTCACAAGGTGCAAGTACCAAAATTCGTTTCTTAGACGGAGATTACACTATAAACAGTGAATTAACCTTATTCTCCTCAATAGCATTTGAGGGAACTGGAAATGTATTTCTATTTGTTACATCACAGGGACTATTAAGGTATGATAATGCTTCTCCTACTGGAGTTTCAAATAAAGCGACTTTTAAGGATATAAACATTAGTTTTATCAGTACAAATAATGATAATGAAGATATGGTAGGAGCATTTGAAAATTTTGAACTTACTTTTGAAAATTGCATTATCTCAAAACGCACAACTTATCAGAGTATTTGGAGATTATTTTTTAACTGTAAGGTTAAAATGATTAATACTGATGTAAATATTACTATGCCTACTTCGGGGTGGGGTGCTACTCTTGACTGTTTTTGGGTATTTGGTGAAAGTACAGTTGAACTGTTAAATACCCATATTTGGTTTACAGGTAAAAACCCAGTAAATAACGGTGTGTTCTATGACAGTAAAGGTACTATGACAGGAGGTTGGATAACTAACACTAAAAAAGATACAAGTAATCACGGTAAGTCCTACATACTGCATAGTTCACCTATTACATTCTTAGGTACGCAGATACGTTGCCGAGAATTTGCACAAGAATGGAACTCAAATACGTCTAATGGATTTAGCCCGAGCCTTGACAGTTGTAAAATTGAGATATTAGACGGAGGAGATTTTAGTTGTTCTCACGCAAGCCATATTGACTTGGTTTTGAGTAGCAGTTCTAAGACATCAGTTATATCAGCTTATGCACTAATTTCTAATAGTAAGCTATTTATTACTTTCGACCACCAACTTGAATTACGTGATTATGCCTTTTTGGAAGCCTGTTATGTAAATAGGGTAAATTACAAAGCCTCAGGGTCAGCTTCTTCTGCAAAAACCACAGATACAAGTACTGTAACTTCTATGGCAAAACCTATTTTTATAGATACGGAGGGAAACAAATAATGAGTGATACAATTTATAAATACTTTAAGGTTGACGGAAACACTGTAAAATGTCAGGAGTATTTAGTATTTCTAAAGGTACTTAAATCAAGAGATTTTTTGAATAAACCTCTTTGTGACGACCCCGAAAACTATTTTATAGAGGAACATAGCTTCCGAAATGAAAATGAGGTAGAATTATTTAAGTCTCACTTTGTGGATAAGCACATACTTATGTCTATACAAAGTATTGAAAAATTAAATAACCCTTATACTTGGTTAGAGGGTGTAGAACTTAGAACTAAAGACCCTTGCACTGAATTAGCTGAAATAGTCAAGTATGGTAGCAAGGAAGCCTATGAAGCTTCCTTGCCTGAATATATAGATGAGTTTATGCTGAATACTGATGTAAGGGTGGCAATGTTGGAAATGGGAATAACTGAATAGGAGGTGCTAAATATGGAACACGGACGTTCATATGGATTGTGCAAGAAAATTGTAGCCGTTGGAAAAATGAGCAAAGAAAAAATGCTTGAAAAATTTGATGTACTTGTTTTGTCAGGCGGTTTAACAGATGATGACTACAAAGAGTTAGTTGCACAAATTAATAATTTATCTAAATAGCTTACTAAGAAAATAAAGTCGAACGAATTAGAGAACTTGATTTAAAGTATTTATGCTAAACTACTTTACAATTAGGTTCTCTAATGTTATAATTTAGGTGAATAAGCAAAGAAAGGAGTGTATCTTTATGCCTTTATCAACAATAGCTGTTATCATCAGTATAGCAGGCACATTATTTTCAATACTTTTTGGAATATCTACGGTAAGACGTAACTCACGTCAAGACAATAGAGAAGAAGGTATTATTCTCAATGAAATTGGCTATATAAAATCAGGTATTGATGATATAAAGAAAAAGCAGTCCGACTATGATGTTTTTCAGCGTGAACTTACTGAAAAATTTGGCAGAATGGACGAAAGCGTAAAGTCAGCACATCACCGTATTGATGGACTAAGTGAGGAAGTTAAAGAACTTCATCAGGCTCTTCATTTATGCAGTAATTAAGCACTCCCATTAAGCAGAATATATCTTGGAATGAGGTGGTAGTAATGACAGGGCAGGGAATAAAAGAATTTGTTGAAACAAAAATTGGCACACCGTATGTAAAGCATATGAAGGGTGCAATGTTAAAGCCTGAAATAGCTAAAAGTCTTTTAGATATATTTCCAAAAGATTATGATAGTGATTTATCAGAGTTTACAAACAAAGTTTGCGTAGATAATGACGGTTTAGTACAATGGTATACTAATAAGCCGTTAAGTGCTGAAATGCTTTATTACAGTGCAGGTAGTGTTCTTCCTATGAGCAAGCTAAAGGACGCACCCATAGGTGCATTATTGTATAAATTTGGAGAAGTGGGCGTGTACATAGGAAACGATACTTGCATTTATGCTGATGAAAAAAATGGTGTGATAAAGGTGTCTGTTGAAGATACTGATTTTACTCATATATTGATTATGAAAGATTTTGAGTATTGAGGAGTGATTTTATGAGAGTAGGAATAAACTGTGGACATACAGTATCAGGTACTACTGGTTGTGGCGTTGTTGGTTTTCTTGACGAAAGTGTTGAAACAAGAGAAGTAGGATATGCCCTTGAAAAGATTTTTAGAGAGAATGGACATATAGTTGTAGATTGTACAGATGATTATTCTGACTCAGTTTCTGAAAATCTACGAAAGATATGTGCGAAAGCTAATGCACAAACCCTTGATTTGTTTATCTCAATTCACTTTAATTCAGGTGGTGGAACAGGTGTTGAAGTGTGGACATATAAAGGGGAAGTTTTTGACGCAGCGGAAGATACAGCACAAGCAATAGCCGACCTCGGTTATAAAAATAGGGGAATAAAGGACGGCTCACATTTATATGTTGTACATAGAAGTAATGCTAAGGCAATGCTTGTAGAGTGTTGTTTTGCAGACAGTCAAGATGATGTTGAAAAGTACCAAAATTTAGGTGCTGAAACATTTGCGAGAGCAATATACAAAGGTGTTGTAGGGGAACACCCTGCAAATACAAATAAGGAGAGTGAAGAAGATATGGCAAAAATAGCAGAGCTTGAAAAACAAGTAGCTACTCTTACTGGTAAGGTTGAGAGCCTTGAAAAACAAGTTGAGTGGCTTATGGACCAAAACTTTGTTTATAATTATGTTGACGGCAATATGCCTGATTGGGCTAAACCGTCTGTACAAAAACTTATGGACAAGGGTGTAATTTCAGGTGAAGGGGAAGGCTTAGGTCTAACTAATGACCTATTAAAGACTATTTGTTATCTTGACCGCTTAGGTCTAATAAAATAGTCGGTGAAAGGTGGTGAGATGTTATGAACTTAAAGGTAAGAATAAAGAACCCTGTATTTTGGGTACAGCTTATTGTTGTTATCCTTTCGGTAGTCGGAAGTGCTTTTAGTTTACAAGCGTCTGATATTACTTCTTGGAGTATGCTTGGAGAGCTTATAGTTAAGACTTTTAGCAATCCATATGTATTATGGACAATCGTGGTAGCCGTTTGGGGCGTTTTGAATGACCCAACAACAAAGGGTATCGGTGATAGTGAACAGGCTAAGACTTACACAAAGCCAAACTCATAATTTAAACAGATATTTAAAGTAAAGTCCTCATTTCTTTTGAAGTGAGGATTTTCTTTTGTTGACAAGACTTATAAGTTGTGCTACAATATTACTTACTGAAAGGGAGTGGAAGTTTGAAGTTAAAGAAAAAGGCGAAATATACAAAGGAAGCAAAGGTAACAGTATCTAATAGAGTTTTATTAAAGACTTCGGGGGAAGAACAGATTAAAATAAAAGATATGCTTACTTTTGACAATCCAGCATATGTTAATGCAAAGAGATTTTCACGATATGCAAGTATATCAATACCACGTTATCTCACATACTATGAAGTAAATAAAGGTGGTATAAGTGTCCCAGTCGGTTTTGATTATGTACGTTTTATAAATGATGATGACATTGTTTTAGATAATCGAATAACAAATGCCGTTACATATCCTAAATTTATGCTGACCTTACGAGATACGCAGGTTGAAGCGACTGACGCTTATCTGAAATTGAATAAGGAAAAGGGCAGTGCAAAGGGTATGATAAAAATGCCGACAGGTAAAGGCAAGTCTATTGTGGGCATTTATCTTGCACAAGCATTAAAGCAAAAAACTCTTGTAATAATGCACAAGACCGACTTGATAAGGGGTTGGAAGAAAGACATTGAATTGTGTTTTGACGGCAAAGTAAAATGTGGCATTATAGGTAATGGTAAGAAAGAAGTTGGAGAACAAATAACTCTTGCAACAGTACAAACGTTGAACAGATATTTGGAGCAGGATTTAAAGGCTCTTACAGATGAATTTGGATTTGTTATTATAGATGAATGTCACCATTGTCCGTCAAGTAGCTATGACCTCATAAATGAGTTTAAAAGTAGATATAAACTCGGTTTGACAGCTACACCTGAACGTAGTGACGGACTTGCTGCACTAATGACTTTATTTTTAGGTGACTTTTGCTTTGAGTGTAGTGCAGACGCACAAGACGGTGACATATTGCCTGTTGATGTGAACATACGAAAACCTGACGCCTATTTTAACCCTGTTTATTCGGTCAGAAAGGGGGCAAGAAATCAAAAAATATATTCAGTGGTTAATTATAATGCTGACAGGAATTATAAGCTAAATGACGGTGAAATACGCTTTACAAGCATACCTTATAAAAGCCGACCTAAAATATCTTATATGGATATTGAAACACAAGTGCTATTTCAAAAAGATTTTGTTAAAACAGTGGTTCAAGATGTCAAGGAATGTGTCAACAAAGGTAAGAGTTGTATTATGTTCTTTAGACAAAAGGAACATTGTGTAGCTTATTTAAACATTTTAAAACGAAATGGCATTGATGAAGATACTTTACAGATATATAATGGTGACTGCACAAAGAGTGAGCTTGAAACGGCTTTAACACGAGCCGAAAATAAAGACGCTCTTGTTACATTAACTACATATTCAAAGTCAACAGAAGGCACTAATGTAAAGGCGTGGGAAGTAGCCTTTTTAGTCGGTAGTTTAAATAATGGTAAGTCTGTTGAACAGGCGGTAGGCAGAGTAAGGCGTATTGCAGACGGTAAAGCACAAAGAGCGACTGTATACGATTATAATTTAAGTGATGTGGCTATATTGTCGGGACATATAAAGACAAGAATAAAAAGATACCAAAAACTTGGTTTTCGTTTTATGAATAATTCACAAAATCGCCAAAAGTTGTTTGGTAGGGGATATTTGTAGTTGACAAATGTGGACAAGTATGGTAAACTTGTAGTAACAACAAGTGAAAGGAATGATTTAAAATGAGTATTGTTGAAAAGGTAAGACAGTATCAAAAAATGAAAGAACAAAAGGGTTTGCTTGAAAAGAATATGAAAGCACTCGGTGAAGAAATTAAAAAGTATGCAGAAGAACACGCAGAGAGAGATACTAAAGGTAATTACTATGCTAAAGACAGTGGTTTTGTTTTTGGTAAGCAGTGCCGTAAGAGTATCAAGCTAAATCAAGAAAAAACTCTTGACTTTGTTAAGGCTAAAGGCTTTAATCAGTGTGTAACTGTTAAGGAAGAAGTAAATGAAGAAGCACTTGAAGAACTTGTAAGCACAGGTGACATCACAACGGACGAGCTTCAAGATTTAACCGAAGAAAAGGTCACATATGCTATTTATGTGGCTAATGATGAAGATATGCCCGAAGTGCAACAGGCTACTGCAAGTGTGTCTAAAAAGCCGAAATTGAGAAGAAAGGGTGCAAAGTAATGGCTATACAACAGAAATCTGTTCCGTACACTTTCCCAAACGGAATTAAGATGAAGCTATACACAATCGGCTCTCTTGCCAGTGCCCTTGGTAGGTCAAGTGCAACGGTAAGAAAGTGGGAAATAAGCGGTATTTTGCCTAAAACACCTTTTAAGAGTAGTGCAGGTAGACGCCTATATACACAAGAGCAGATTGACGCTGTTGTGGCGGTTGCCGAAACAGTGAAAATAGGACAGGGAAAGGATATGCACAAGTCCGATTTTGGACGTAAGTGTGAGAAAGAGTTTAACAAGTTGAACGAAAAGTATATGACATATGCGGAGGCTAAGGAAGATGAAAGTGAAGAAATCGTTGAAGAATAAAGCAGAAGTGACAGTAAGAAAAAGAAATAATGACGGCAGTGAGTCAGAGCTTAAAAAAGGCTCGAAAGCTGACAGCTCTATAAAAGCTCACAAAACAGGAGTACCCTTGATTGGTATGTCAAAAGGTGTAACAAAAAATATGGGTGACTTTGAGAGTTTAAGAGTTGATGTTTGGCTGTCTGCACCTTGTGATGATATAAGTCAAGCGACTGATATTGCAAAAGACATTGAAACAGTAATTGATGATATTCTTGAAGAAACATTAAGTGAGTATGAGTAAAGGGGGAAGTGACAATGACGGACTTATCAGATTTGTTTGATAAAGCATATGGACAAGAGAGAGTAATGAATATTACCTCTACAACAAAAGGTTACAGAAAAAACAGACAAATAAAGTCTGAAAAGTACAATGCTTTTCTAAGAAAGTATGATGACTTAGAAAAGTATATTAACAGTTTCACTACCTCTGATTTAACTTATTTCTTTCGTGAAAAGGCTCACGAGAATGGGAGTAGGTACTCAATATCCAATATGAAAAGAGATATGGGTATTTTTAAGGCTCTATTACAAGAGTATAGCTCTTTTGAGATATGTTCAATGATAGAGTTTTTGTTTACAAGCGGTCAGAAGTATTTAAAGATACCGACCTTGCAACCGACCGTTTTAAGCAGTAACTGGCGAAATACTATCTTTAATGATACAATGCTATGGTTAGACGATAAGTTTAACCCTAATAAAAAGTCAGAGAAGATAAAGAGAAAGCCTGTTTCTCGTAATCAAGAAAGAGAGTGGCAAAAGGGCAAGAAACGAGTTAAAATGGGTGAATGGGGAGAGTAACAATGAAAAGACCAGTAAGACAATCATTATCCAACAAAAATTTAAGTATAATCGGTATACCTAAGAAGTTTTATGACATATCTATTGACGATTTTAAAGCTGATGAAGAAGAATTAGTCAAAGTCAGAGATTATGTTGCCGATTATATTGCAAATATAGATGACAAATATATGAAGAATAGTGGTATCTACTTCTATGGTAGTAATGGAGTAGGCAAAACAATGTTATCTTGTATAATCGTCAAAGAAGCATACCGCCACCGCTATACTTCTAAGAGAGTGACTTTATCAGAGTATGTGCAGAAATACACTGCTATGTGGGGTGCAAAAGACCCCGAAGAAAAGGTTGCTCTTGAAGAAGAATTTTATAACAGATTTAAGGCGGTTGACTTTTTAGTCCTTGAAGAAATAGGCAAGGAACTTGATACTAAAGTTGTAAGACCTATTCTTGAAGATTTGTTAAGGTACAGAGAAGATAATGGAATGGTGACTATATTCTGTACAAATTTGTCACCTGTAAAAGTGAAAGAGATATACGGAGCAAGTATCTTTTCACTCATAAAAGGTAACTCTTACCCTGTCTTGATTGACGAAAGGGACAGGCGTGACGAGTATTTTGAGGGTTAGGTGATAAGAGTGTTACACGGTGATATATCCAACAGGGGTGCTGAAACGGTGGCTCTAAGGTGTGTAGGAACACTGACGACATATCTAGATACCTCATTTAAGGACAAGGTTTTAAATGCTCTGTCAGGGCATAAAAGGGTAGTAGTCAATGAAGATGTAAAGTCACTGGTTGAGTATATTTATATGTCAACAGATATGCGAGTAGTGCTTGTAATATTTGAAGATGAATATTCGGACTACTTAATGGACGCTATAAAAGATGTACCGTATAGCGAAATAGCGAGGGTTAAAAGACCCTCTTTTATTAGCTCAAAATTGAACACTGGGGTAATATCTTACTACGTTGATAATGATGATAGAACACGCAGTTTAGTAAATAGCCAGTGGACTATGCCTGTCAATAAGATTGGCAGGATATTAAGAATAAAGGGAAGAAGGTGACAGAGTGTCAAAACTAAATGCGGAGATAGGGTTTATATCGAAGTTGATAGAAACAAAAGATATAAAAGTGGTAAGTGACTATCAAATTAAAACTTCTTTCTTTTCAGGTGAAAACAAGCGAATTGTAAGTTATATGTTAAAGCATATACATCAATTTGGTGAGCCACCAACACATAGGGTGCTAAAGGCAAAATTTCCTAACATAAAAGTGTACACATATACAAATGATAAAGGAAAAAAAGTTGTCGGCACAAATGAATTATTGTCTTTTTGGTGTAATGAGCTTATATTGAAAACAAAGCATAATAATTTGATTGACTTGATACAGTCCACTGCTGACAATCTTGAAAGTCTTAATACAGAAGAAGCCTATGAGATTTTAAAGAGTGGTGTTGCAGAGTTAGACCAAGAAGTTACAATCTCTAATTCAGTAAAAATAAATGACAATACTGACGAAAGAAAAAATCAGTATTTAGAGCGTAAAAAGAACCAAGGTATGTTGGGTATCGGCACAGGGTGGAACGCTCTTGATATGATAACTAAAGGCTTGATAGACGGTTGCTTAATCACTATTGCAGGACGAACTGGTACAGGTAAAACATTCTTTGAATGTATTTTAGGTACAAGTTGTGTGTTGCAGGGGTGTAGTGTATTGCAAATGGTGACAGAGATGTCAACCGCCTTAATGCAGGATAGATATGACGCAATTATGTTTTCCAAGTTACATAAGGACGGTATGAATTATTCACAGTTTAAACGTGGTAAGCTACCGCCGAAAGTAGAAAAGGAATATTTTGAATTTTTGGAAGAAGAATTGCCCTCTTTAGAACCATTGTACATAGATACAGCGACAGGGGTTATGGCTTTAGAGCAGAGAATTAAAGAAGTAAACCCTGACATAGTGTTTATTGACGGTGTATACCTTATGGAGGACGACCAAAATGCAAGAGATGATTGGTTGAGAGTAGCACATATTACTCGTGACTTGAAAAAGCTCGCTAAGAGAGTAAACAAGCCTATTGTTATTAATACACAGTTGGACGAGAAGAAGTCTAACACAAAAGCAGCACCTAAGCTAAGTGACATTAAATATTCACAAGCAATCGCACAGGACTCTGACGTAGTTATATCTTTATTCAGAGATGAAGTAATGATAAATGACAGAGAAATGCAAGTGTCTGTTATAAAGAACAGAGAAGGTGAAGGTGGCAAGATAACACTTAACTGGGACTTTACTTGTATGGACTTTTCAGAGATATATGCTGAATTGCCGTCAGATAGTGAAGGTGCAGATGACTCAACAGACAATGATACATTATCAGTTGATGACGTGGAATAGGAGTACATATTATGAAACTTTTTAGAATTGTTTTACCATTGAATTATGACGGTTATTATGAACATCTTGAAACAGTTATAAATGCTGAACTCGGTATGAATGGTTATTCAGATGAAGATGTGGTAAGTGTCACTTTCCCACATAGTCGTTTGTGTGTAATAGCCTGTAAAAGTAAAGAGAGGCAATCAGAATGAAAATAACTTGTACATTGAATGAGCAGAAAGCAATAAAGTCTTTATGTGAACAGTATATTCCCTGCACATCTTGTACTTTAAAGGGTAGGTGTGTTGGGACAAAATGTTCTAAGCAACTTGATAATCTTATTGAGTGGGAAATTGTTAAGGAAAAAGTTGACAAAGAACACGACAATAGGGTGCAAGCGACTGTTCTTATAAAGACTTATGCAAAGGTGCGACAAGGGTTAAATAGTATCCATTTAGGTGTGGTAGCTAAGTTATTCAAAGAGAAATTATCTTCTTTGAATGTGGGGCTTAACCCAAATAATATTGGTGTATATGCTGATTTTTCAGACGGCAATAAGTGGTTGAAGTCCACAGAGCTTTATTCAAAGTGTAGGCAATATGAAAGGAATAACTACAATAGGCTTATTCCTAAAGAACAAGTTAAGGAAGTGAAACAAGATGATTAATACCAACATTGTGAGTAAGAAGTTTGGTAGATTGCTTGTTTTATCTGAATGTGACAGAGATAAGTGGAATAATATATTGTGGCTAAGTACAAAGGTGGTGATGTAAGTTATGAATAGTACACTTTTATCTAAAGAGCAAATTGAAGATTTACTTGATTATATCGGAGTAGAAAAAGTACAACAGTGGAAAGGCTCAAAGATACAATTTTGTTGTCCTATTCACGGTTAGCGAAAGTCACCCTTCTTGCGGAATAAATGCTGACTACCAACCACCTGATGAAATAGGGCAACATCTACAATTATTTAACTGCTTTAGTTGTAATGCCAGTGGCTCATTAGTGTGGTTTTTGTATAAATCTTTGCCTGATGAATTTAAAAGCATACGACAGGCAGAGCAGTTTATGACTGAAAGATACGGTGTAGATTATTCAAAGGCTTTAAGCGGTATAAAACAACGTAAATTACATCAGTTTGAAGTTAGTAGCATAAACACTAAGGCTGAACTAAAAGTAATGCCTAAGACCAAATTAGCTCCGTTTAAGAGTGGTAAGGCAACCTATACCTATTTCTTTAAACGTGGCTTTGATAAAGAAGATATGAGATATTGGAGAGTGGGTAGGGATATTGAGAATAAAACAGTAACTATACCAGTCTTTAGTCAAGATAATCAACTTGTTGGAGTTATAGGAAGGTATATAGACCCTAACAGACCTAAGAATAGCCGTTATAAGATATATGGTTTTCAAAAAGGCTCTATTGTGTTCCCAGCCGATAAGATAAAACCTGTTAAGAGAACACTCATAGTTGTTGAAGGTATGCTTGACTGTATGATGTTACATAAGTGGGGCAGAATAAACACAGGTGCTCTTATGGGAGCGAAGATGACGGTGGCACAAGCTGACTTTATTGCTGATAATTGTGATAAGGTCATACTGTTATTTGATAATGATACAGGCGGTAAGACCGCCGAACAAATAGCGAGAAAAAGATTAAGAGATAGAGTGGATATTTTAACGTGTGATTATTCTATTGTAGACGGTAAAGGTAAAGACCCCTCTGAATGGGGAGAGCTATTGACAAATAAGCTAATTAGTACAGCTTCTTTAGTCAAACATACTTTACAGAAAATATAATCGAGGAGTTGAAATTCCATACTTGACAAGCACTAAACAATGTGCTATAATATGTTTAACCCATTAAATAGAATACATAATAACAAGAGAAAAGGAGTGATTTGAGATGGGTAAATTATTTAAGCGTGGATATAAAGAGTCACGAAAAGAAGCAAAGCGTCAGGAAGAACGCAGAGAAGCTATGAAAGGTCAGTTGTTCCGTTTCTTTTTACAAGATGACGGTGACGAAGCTGACGTAAGGTTTTTGACAGAAGAACCTATTACCTTTTGGGAGCACAACATTAAAAAGGGTAATAGATACGACAGTGTTATTTGTACAGGGGACGATTGCTCTATTTGTGACGGTGGCGATAACCCTTCATTTAAGGGAGCGTTTCTTGTATTTGATAGACGTAGCTACAAGAATAAGGACGGCAAGAAAGTTAATGGCTCATTAAAGATGTACGTTGCGGGTACCAGAGTTATTACACAGCTTGACCGCTTACACGAAAGATATGGGCTAACTAATCGTGACTATACAATCGTGAGAAACGGCAAGGGTACAAGCACAACTTACACTTTTGACCGTCAAGATGAAGATAAGTTGACGAAAAAAGAAATTGCTGCAATGTTGCCTGATAATCTTGCAGACCAATATGACGGCACTATGGAAAGTCTTTATGCAATTATTGAAAATTCGCTTGAAATAAGTGCCAGTCTTGTAAAGTCAGAAAAAGATACATCAAAGTCAGAAAAAGATACATCAAAGTCAGAAGAAGATTATGATGAAGAAATCTATGATGACAGCGAAGATGATACTGAACCAGTTGAAGATGATAATGACTATGTAGATGACGAAGATGAAGATGAAGAAGTAGATGTTAAACCTGCTAAAAAGTCTTTAACAAAGAAGTCATCTGTAAAGTCTGTTCATAAACGCAAACTCTCACGAAAGGGGGTGTAACGTGTGGCAGTCTTTGGTATTCAAGATTTAGCAAAACAGTACGCAAAGAAAAATGACGTATCTGTTGAAGAAGCCAAAAAGACTATTTATGCAGTAATAGACGCTATTGAGAGTAGTGTTATTACAGGTGGGGTATTACAAATAATTAATCATTTTACCTTAACGAAGTATAGTAGGGACGCTTTTACTATGCCTGATAAAAAGGGTGGACGCAGAAATGTTCCTAAACAAAACTATCTCCGTTTTAAGATAGGTAAAGGACTAAAGAAACGTATAAATTCTTAATCTGTAATAAGTGCTACTCTCTTTTGAGATAGCACTTATTTTTTATATATAAGGAGTGAAAGTAGTGTACGAGGAGTATTACAAAAGTCCAGTAATGGAGCGATGTGATATAATAGATACGGCAGGTAAACTGAAAACACTTGCTCAAAAAATGAGTAAACTTGACGAATTTGCGTTCGATACAGAAACAAATACTTTGAGAGTTTATGGTTATAATAAAGATTTTAAGGGTGTAGGTATCTCAATATCTTGGGGTTTCTACAATAATTATTACATACCACTATGCCACGAGAGAGAAGAAGATTGGGAGAGAAATATACCCCTAAAGGTTTTAAGACAGTATCTCCGACCTGTTTTTGAACGTGAAGATGTCAGGATAATTGGGCATAACCTAAAGTTTGATATGCACGTTATGGCTCGTTTAGGCATAGATATAAAAACTAAAGACCTATATGATACAATGATAGCTTGTTGGTTGTGTAATGAGAATATACCAAAGGGCTTGAAAGAAAACTCAATGTTGAAGTTGGGTATCAAGCAAGAACACTTTGCAGAAGTCATAAATAATGTGCCGAAAGAAGTTAAAAAGAGTTTTGGACTAAAGGCTTCACAAAAAGCAACCTTTAATATGGTACTTATTGATGAAGGTGCTCCATATGCTTTAGCAGACGCTTTTTACACTTGGTGCTTGTATTTAGGTACTATGGACGAAATGGCTAAGGAAGGTATGGATAAAATCTTTAATAAGACTTATAAGAGATTTTTGAGAACTTTGTTTGTAATGGAAGAACACGGTACACAAGTAGACACAGAGCGACTTGAACAGATGAAAGTTGACGTTAAGGCAGATAAGGAAGATTTGCTTTATGATATTTATGAGCTTGCAGGTTGTGAGTTTAATGTCAACAGTAATGCTCAAATACAAGAGTTATTATTCGGTTATCAAAAACCTATAACACACCCTACGGAAACAAATGCGTGGAAGTCAAGTGATGATAAGAAACGTCAAAAGCTAATGCAGACTTATGATAAGGCAGTATCAGAACAGGAGCATAGCCGACTAAAGCACCTTAGCTTTAATTTCAAGGTTATAAGTAGAACACCTTCGGGAGCACCACAAGCAAACACGGCAGTCCTGTTAAAACTTTGTAAGCAAACATTCAAAGTCAAGAGAAAGCAAGAGGGTGTAGAGCTATGCAAAAAACTTCTTGCATATAAGAAGTTGGAAAAGCTAAGTAGTGCTTTTATGGAAGGATTGAGTGAACAACTTTACAGTGACGGAAAGGCACACCCTTCATTTAACATACTCGGTACGGACAGCGGACGTATCTCGTGTATTGAAGAAAGCACTTTAATTACTTGTGTAGGTGGCAGAAAACCTATAAAGGATATAGTTGCAGGTGATTTAGTATATTGCTATGATGATAATGGTAAAGTGCGAATATCAGAAGTAACTAATGTATATGATAACGGTTACAGAGAGTGTGTGGAGGCCACTTGGAAAAGTGACGGAACACATAATACAGGTAGTCTAATATGTACACCTGAACATAAAATACTAACACATAATGGTTGGTGTAGTGCCATAGATTTACTTAAAGATACAGATAGCCGTAAGGTATTTCATTTAAGACGTTCTATTGTAGGTAACAGACCTCGTATATATGGTGCAAATAAATATATGGAGCAAGAACAACTTATAATTAAAAGGGACTTCTTTAAATGTGATAATTCGGATATTCACATACACCATAAGAATGGCGATAAGCAAGATAACAGAATATCTAATCTAATGCTAATGACTAAAGCAGAACACGCAAAGTATCACGGAAAGAAATTAGCAGCAGAGGGTAAAGTTAAAACAGAGCAGTTAAGAGTACCACATAAGGTACTGTCAGAAGCAGAAAGTCCTAACTATAAAATCATAAAAATAGTGCCAGTTGGAGTTAAGCACGTTTATGATTTGGAAGTGAGGGACTACCATAATTTCATTGCTAACGAGATATGCGTTCATAATTGTTCTTCTCCAAACCTACAACAGCTACCTAAAGCGGAAGATGATGACAAGTATCAAATTCGTAGCTTGTTTATTGGCAGTGAGTACGTTGCAGATAAAAACGGTGACTGGGTAAGAGATTATACAGGCGGTGCAGTTGAAAAGGGTTGTACAGTAAAGAGAAAGAAGATAATAGCAGGTGACTATAACAACCTTGAAATGCGAGTGCTAACACATTATTGTATTCAAAGAAATATGCCAATAGCTTTAGCTGACGGTGGTTCAAGAGAAATAGGTACTTTAGTACAAAAGTGTGAGCCTGTATATGTTAAGTCTTATAACTTTGAAACAGGTAAGATACAAAATATGCCTGTTTCAGATTTTTGGAAAAATGGTAAGTCAGCATTGTATGATAAACCACAATACAGGGGAGAGTTTAAGGATTGGTTAAGGATAACAAATGACGGTGATGATAGCAGACTTATTGTAACCCATAATCATAGCATATTTACTACGGAAGGTAAAAAGTTAGCTCGTGATTTAAAGGTGGGTGATACTATTTATTATAATGCACCTTGTATAGAAAATGACCTAAAAGACCTTGTAATAGGAATGTCTTTAGGCGATAGTAACTTTGTAAAAAGAAGTGATAACCTAACATTCTATCATTCTCAAAAACAATATGAGTATTTGATGTGGAAGTATAGGTTATTAAAAGATTTTGTAACTGGAACTATACAAGAAGAAGGTAAAATGCACAAGGCAATTATAGGAGCAAACCCATTTATACGCAAGCTAAAGAGATACTTTACTAATTCGGACGGTAAAAAACATAAGCAGATAAATGCTGAATTACTTAGTAGTCTTAATTTAAAGTCCTTAGCTATATGGTATTTAGATGACGGTTGTTTAGGTCACGACAATAGATGTTCAGATACAAAAGGTTATTATGTAACCATAGCAAGAGAGAATTTATCCGATGAAGCCTTTAAAGTGCTAAGTGATAAATTTAATGAATACAACTTAAAATTCAATAGAATTAAGGGTGGCATATCTTGTAGTGGTGATAATGCTTTAAACTTTCTTAATGCAATAGCACCTTATACACCAAAGTGTATGGCTTACAAATTCCCAAAATTCTTGCAAGATAGTTTGGAAACATATCAGTGGAATGTCGAACATAAAGATGTGACAGAAGTAAAGATAATATCCATAGAGCAGGTTAAAGAAGGGGATAGACTATTCTCAAAATCTTTGACACAATCGGGATATGACTTAGAAGTACCTGTTAATCACAATTATTTTGCAAATAATATACTTGTATCAAATAGTAAAGACACAAACCTTATGAATATGTTTTTAAGCGGTTCTGATACTCACTCGTCAACGGCGGTCAATATGTTTGAGTTGGATTGTCCTATTGAAGATGTGAAGAAGAAGTACCCTCACCTAAGACAAGCGGCGAAAGTAATTAACTTCTTGTTGATGTACGGCGGTGGAGCATACACCCTATACAATAACTTGAAAGATGACCCATACAGCCCGATTGATTTAGGTGGTAAAGAGTACCTTGAAAGGTATCACGTTAAGACTGGTGAAGAAGTGGCACAAGCATACATTGATAAATACTTTGAAGCATATAGTGGTATTACAACTTTTATGCAGAAACAGAAACGATTTGCACATAAGAATGGTTATGTACAAACATTGTTAAGAAGAAAACGTAGACTACCTGATATAAACAGTCACGATTTTAAGGCTAAAGCATATTGTGAAAGATTGTCGGTAAACAGTTGTATTCAAGGTAGTGCAGCGGATATTACAATGTCGGCACAAAATCGTATAAATGCTGACCCTTGGTTTAAGAGTGTTGGTGCAGATATGATTTTGCAAATTCACGATGAAGTTGTGTTTGAGTGCCCCGAAAAGTATGTTGATGATTGCATAGCTAAAGCAAAGGCTTATATGGAACACCCATTCGGGGATAACGTGGAGTTAAATCTTCCTATGCTAACAGCGTGGGATAGCGGTGACAGTTATCAAGAAGCAAAGTAGTCCTAAAGGATATTCCTCACGAAACGAGGAATATCCTTTATTTGCACTATGTTTAAATATGGTGTATAATATACCTAAATTAGCGGTAGAAAGGGATAGAAAGAAATGGACAAGATACTATGTAGTGTAGACTCATACGAGTTTATAGCTAATTGGCTATACAAAAACAATGTCAAAATAAATGAATTGCCAGTAGTATTAAGAGAGTTTACAATGGAATGTGAGTTTGCAGGGTTATATGGCAATAGCACTTGGGCGACTTTCGATATGAAATTCACAGATGACGGTGTGGTACATTTAAGTAATTTTAAATGTAAAGAGTCATCTACAAAGTTACCTGATTGCTCATTCCATAAGATAGATAGTATAACTGACAATGGAATGATAAGTTTTTCTTGGGGCATATCGTGTGACCGTCCTTTAAGTGACATTGAAGAAAGGTTAGGTCTATGTATGATTTACTATGTAACATATGTAACCTACTTTATGGCGAATTTTGAGCCCGAATTAGTAGAATATGTTGAAAAGGAAGTTAAGAAGAAAAAGAAGAAAGGCAAGTCTAAGTCCCAATCTAAACTTATACAGACACAGATAATAAGACTTAATAAATTCGTAAGTGATGTTAAGACAGGCAAAAAGCAGGTTAAAAGGCATTATAATAAGTGTACCTACTCATTTGGTGTTAAAGGTCATTATAGGACGTATAAGAGTGGTAAAAGGGTTTGGATAAAACCATTCCAAAAGAATACTCTTGAAAATCGGCTGAAACGCAGTAAAGAGTATACATTTAATCTAAAGAAAAAGTAATAATTTTTATAGCAAATTTTGTGTATTTTAATGAAAATGTGCATATGCACAAATTTCTCTTGACACAAGGAAAAACATAGTGTAAAATAATAATTACAAAGCAGAAAGGAGCGAATATTGTGAAACTACACAGACTAAATTGTCAAATACCCGAAAGTATTTATAAGCGTGTTGGTAAGGTGGCAGTGGACACAGATGTTTCTGTCACTGACTATATCATAACTGCTCTTATAAATCAGCTTGAGAGTGACGGCGATTATGAAATAAGAGATTTGTATGAAGGGGAGTGTTTGGAATAATGGCACTAAAGCAAAAGAAGGAAACACCAAAGAAAGAAACGTCAAAGAAGTCTAACAGTGCAGAAATGCAAAGACTGTTAGACAGTATTAATAAAAAGTTTGGTGACAATGCAGTCACTTTAGGTGTTCCGTCAGGTGATAATGAAGTAATAAAAAGAATACCCACAGGCAGTGTGGCTTTAGATGTAGCTTTAGGCGGTGGCATACCAGTCGGTAGATATACTGAAATTTCAGGTGGCTTATCTACTACTAAATCAACGCAATGTGCTCACATTATAAGAAACGCTCAAAAAATGGGTTATAAGTGTGCATTTATTGATGTTGAAGCAACTACAACTAAAGCATATTTAAGAGCTTGTGGCGTAGATACGGACGAGCTTATATACAGCCGTCCAGTTGGCTTAGAAGAAGCTACACAGATAGTATTAGATTTGGAAAGTAGTGGTCTTGTACAATTAGCTGTTATTGACTCTACTGCTGCACTATCTCCGACAAAAGAGCAGGACAGTAAAATGGAGGAGTCAGTACAAATGGGTTTAGTCCCTAGACTACTTGGCGAATTTTTCCGCAAGTATCAGGCTTTCAATAACAAGTTAGTTAGAGAAGGTAGTGAGCCTTTTACTCTTATATGTGTAAATCAGCTAAGAGAGAAGATAGGAAGCTACGGAAATCCCGAATACTGTTTACATTATGACACGAAAATACCTTTGGTTGACGGCAGATGTCTACCTATTGGCGAAATTGTGAAAAATAAAATACAAGGGCAAGTTTGGGCTTTGAATGAAAAAACAGGTGAATTTGAGGCCAAAGATATTGTTGACTGGCGTGACAACGGTGTGATAGATACAGATGATGAATATTATCACATTGAGTCAAAAGGTATCGGCAGTAGGAATGGCAGATTTGGTATAACAGTTACATACGACCATAAAGTTTTAACTGATACTGGTTGGAAACCTGCACAGGATATAACAATGGCAGATAAGTTGATAACAAGATACCAAAACTACATAAATGGCACTTTAGGTGACTTTTTATATGGTACTTTATCAGGCGATAGTACCCTATATAGCACACATAAAAACTCAAATACTGCATTATTGAGATTGCAAGATAGTGTAAACCCTGAATATGCTGAATGGAAAGTGAATAAGCTAAATGCTTTAATGCCTTTTAAAAAGACAGAAGGCAAAAGTATCTGGCACTCAAAACCATCTGTTCAGTTAATGAGGATAAAGAAGTCACTACCACAACGTGACCCTTACTACTTTATATCAAGACACTTTAGCTATTTGGGAATGGCTGTATGGTATATGGACGATGGTTGTTTAGACACAGATAGCTCTGCAATGCTTATAAGTGTTAAGCGTTTTGCTAAGTACCCTGACAGATTGCAAAGAATATGTGACGCTTTGGGACAGTTAGGTATCGTTGCAAATTTTAGAAAAGACGGTTTGATATGCATAAACAGCTCGTCATCAGCGTTGATTTTTGAGCAGATAAAGACTTATATACCTGAATGTATGCAGTACAAGCTACCCGATAAGTACAAAGGTTATTATACAGATTTTGAATTACATAATAACCCACAGTGGCAAAAGGAATATTCACAAGTTATAAGTGTTAGACTTGCTTCAAAGAAACAGTTAAAGAAAAGACACAGATATGATATAAAGGTTGACGGTTATCATAATTTCCTTGCAGGTGGTACTATAAATGGTGTTGTTGTACATAATACCCCCGGAGGAAGGGCTAATGGCTTTGTTCAGTCAGTGGCTATTCGATTTAGACGCGGTGACTGGATTGTACAGGGTACAGGCACAAATAAAGAGATTATCGGACAAGTTGTTAAATTCAAAATAGAAAAGAATAAGACTTATCGCCGTAATCAAGAAGGTAGTTTTGACTTCTACTATTCAGAGAATGAAGCAGGAGTTACACCTAACTACAATGACAATAATAAGTCAATCATTATGCTCGGTGTTGAGTGGGGTATAATCGAGAGAAAAGGTGCTTGGTTTTATTATGCAGATAATAAGTATCAAGGTATTCCAGCACTTGTAAAGGCTCTATCAGAAGATGAAAACCTCTTTGAGAAGTTAAAAAATGAGGTTATGGAAAGAGTGATTAGCAAATGAAGATAACAGGGCGTGGCTTTAAGGATTTTAAGAATAAAGCTAAAGGCAATAGTTATGTTATGTCTTGCTTAAATTGTGAACACTTTTATCAGGCGGTGGGTGATGAAGAAGAATTATGTCAAAACCCAAATGTGCTTGAATATGATATGATACATACTGATACCACTTCCTATTGCCTTTACTGGGAAGTGATAAAAGGAGCGAAAAACAGAGATATATTATCTTTTAAGAATGGAAGTGAAATAAATGGACGTAAGAAAGAAAAGCCAACTTCAAGAAAAAAGAGTGGCAAGCGAACTCGGCGGTAGAGTTACACCAGCGTCAGGTGCTTTGTGGGGAGCAAAGGGGGACGTTAAAAGTGACCTGTTTCTTGCAGAGTGTAAGACAACAGAAAAGCCAGCTTACCCTTTGACACTAAAAACGTGGACAAAAATAAGCAAAGAAGCTCTTAAAGAGAATTTCCGCTTACCTGTAATGTCTATTGATTTATGTGACGGTAAGGATAAAATGGCAGTTGTAGACTATTATGATATAGCTGAAAGTAAGTTATTTAAAGAGTTATGTCGGCAACTTGAAAGCCTGTATGTTGATAAAAAGCAGTTTATGATACATAATCAACCTATGATTGTTGAGTGGGCTTTGTCAGGCGACAAGTTGGCGGTTCTTAAATGGTCTGACTTCTTAGAATGTGTGGAGGAAATTAATAATGAACAGAGATGAATTTAATATTGCATATGTAAGTAAGATACTTTTTGCTCTATTTATAATCATAGCACTTATGTCAGTGGTTATTGTCGGCATAAGTATATTTATGGGGTGGCTACTAAATAAAACACTTGGTTTAAACTACAATATTGTCAGTGTACTATCATTTATAATATTACAGATAGTACAGATGACATTCATATTCACATCAGTGTTTAAGTGCAAGGCGGTGACAGAGTAATGGATAAACTAACAAAATTGTATACCCTAAGTCTTATCATCAATGTGAGTGAAAAACTTTGTATGTTTGCAGGTGCATTAATGGTTATTTTCGGGGCGATATTCTTTATAGAAAAAGATGTGCTATCCTTTAATATGACAATGATTAATGCAATTATTTGCACTATTACAGGTATTATACGCTTAGTAGGTATGCGTGTATTTCTAAGAATTTTCTTTAAGAAAAAGGAGGATAAATAAATGGCTTTAAAGAATTTATTTGACGCTATGAAAAATGAAGGGTATGTGATTAAAGACTTGGACTTGTATTTAGCTAAAAAGGCTAATGAAACAGACGAAAACAGAGCGATTGATGTAAATGCTCCGTCACAAGTCGGCAGATGTCCTCGTGAAAGATATTATGCAAGAACACAGTGTGTACAAGCTGACCCTAACAGTGTATCACCTCGTTCACAGCGTATCTTTGATAATGGTACAGGGGTACACGAAAGACTACAAGGGTATCTAAAGGATATGGGTAAGTTACTTATGGACGAGCTACCTGTACATAACGTGGAGTATAATATACAGGGGCATACTGACGGTGTGCTTGCATTAACACCTTTGAATGAAAAAGGTTATACTGAAAGAATAGCTATTCTTGAAATCAAGTCTATAAATGATAGGGGTTTTGGTTCTTTGAAAGAGCCTAAGCCTGAACATAAGCGACAGGGGCTTGTTTATGTTTATTGTGCGGAGCAACGTAGACAGGAGTTGCACAAGAGATATAAGAATATCTTGCAATTTAAGCGTAGTAAGACAAAGAGATTTGCTGAATATGCAGAGTTGTATCAGCACCTAAAGGGTGGTTCAAAGTATTCTCGTGAAGAAAAGATACAATACCAGTGCCAGTTGCATAATCTGTTTGATAATATTCTATATCGCTTGAAACAGCCAGTTACAGAAGCGGTATTTCTTTATGAGAATAAGAACACACAGGACTTGAAAGAGTTTGTTATTTCGTCAAAGAGCAAAGAAGCAGAGGGCTTAATGGCAGAGATACTTAATGATTATAAGAGCCTGAACGATTATATTGCAAAGGGTGAAGTACCACCTCGTATTGCAAGTAAAAAGACAGATGATTGTTGCCGTTGGTGCAATTATAGAATTGCTTGTTGGAATTAAAGGAGTGATGACGTATGCCAAAATTTAACCCTGTAAAAGCACGTCAGAGTTATATGCAACGAATGGAAGGCAGTCTAAAGGATAAGGGTGTAACCCTCTTTGAGCCTGACAATAATTCATTACATATAAATTCAGATAATTTGAGCTTACCTGCACAAATAACAGAGTTGACGGCAAAACAACTTGGTGAACACCTCAATGCTTTCACTCAACAAAAGATGTATATGCGTACTTTAGTTGGGCGTATGGAAATCTTTGTTGAAGAAGCAAAGAGAAAGTACCTTGAATTAAGTATAGAATATTATAAAGACTTACCTGCTAAAATGGCAGAGTCAGCAAAGGAAAGACTTGTGGTGCAAGAGCCACAAGTAAAACCTTTATATGAAGAATACGTTGACCTGACAAAGAAATTGTCAATCCTTAGATTGCAAATTGAGAATATTGATGACGCAATATTCTTATTAAGTAGAGAAGTTACAAGAAGGACAAATGATTTTTCAGAAGAAACTCGTCTGCATAATGTCGGAAGAATGTAGGTGATATTGTGGGTAAGAAGTTTAGGGAGTATATGTTGGGGTTGCTAATCTTTGTGATATTTATAGCTTTTATTATGCTTAGTTTTTTATATTGGTTAGCAGGGCTACCTTATTAGTTGGAGTGAGGATTTTCCTTATTTGACAACAGGGATAAAAGAGTGTATAATGCAATTACAGTAAAGGAGCGATAATAAAATGAATAAGATAAAAGCTAAAACACCACTTCAAGATAGTGGTGAAAGAACACATTTTGAAACAGGTGCAATGAGAGAAATTGTACAGGGTAAAGGTAGGTTTGACTTATTACCTTTAGCAGAAATATCAAATATAGTTACTCAACTTAATGTTGATGACTATAATGTGATTTTTAGGGCGTTGCTTACTGAAGAACGTCCACCAAAAAAGGGAGAGTTAGATGAGCTTGAAGTAAGAATTATAGCACAGATATATTTTCAATTAAATTTGTTCAGAAAATTAGGTAGTTATCAAACGCTACTGTCAACGTTTCATTTAGGCGTAATTCTAAACGCTTATAAGTCGGGCGTAAAGTTGGATAGCATACAGACACTTAACAGTGAGTACACTACTTTTTTCTTTAACACTCTTTGGGAGTTGGCAAAACATTATGAGAATGGGGCATTGAAGTATGCAGCACGAAACTGGGAAAAAGGTTTACCTCTACATAGCTTTATAGACAGTGCTTTAAGGCACTTAACAAAGGTAATGGTGGGATTGGAAGATGAACCACATAACATTGCATTTTTGTGGAATATAGTGTGTGCTATGTATACAAAGGTAAATCACCCTTCATTGGACGATTTTACGATTGCAGGAATTAAAAAGAATGGAGAGTAATCAATATGTCAAATTATCAACAATACAGTGACTATTACAAAAAATATAGAAAAGACAGGTATGAAAAGAATAAGAAAGACGGTATCTGTACTAACTGCCATAAGCGTCCAGCAGAAGAAGGAAGTTTAACGTGCAGAGAGTGTAAGGATAGAAGAAAGGTGAATAATGCCCAAAACTATAAAGAGTCACCTGAAAAATTGTATGCTATAAGGGCAGGTAAGCGTAAATGGGCTAAAAAAACTCGTGCTGAAAGAATTGAAAATCATTTATGTGTTAAGTGTGGTGAACCTCTACCACTTGAAAGAACACAACGTATGTGCATAGCTTGTGCTGAAAAAGAGGCCGCATATAAAAGAGAGTGTTACAAGAACAAACGTCAGAAAGAAGGTAGTGGCAATGCTTAAAATTTTATGTATTACTTTAGGAGTCTTTTTATTCCTTTACGCTTTAGTTGTTATTATAATTGGCGTAAATGTTATGTTCCATAATGTAAAGACTTCAAAAGAAATACAAGAGCATATGCTCAAAAACAATATTGAGTATATGCGTAGACAAAGACAGCTATTTGAAAGACAGTTGCGTAACTCTCCGAATAAGCAACGTTTTGATGACAGTAGAAAAATCACTTATAAGGGCGATAGTGATAAAATGTCACAAGAAGAATTTACAGAAGCATTAAGAAAGGAGTATGAGAAACGTGCAAACAATAAAAGATTTTAAAGCTGGTACAGACGCTTTTATTCTGAATGTAGATAGATATTCAGAAAAGTATGGTAGTATTGAAGCTACACCTGTAACACGAGTTGGTAGGAAATACATTGAAACAAGCTCTATGGGACAGTTTTCACAGGATAATACAGGTATTTTTGTGCCTTGTAATACCGTTTTCCCTAAATGCGAACTGTATCCTACTTATACACTTGCAGTAAAAGGCTTTGAGAGATTTACTCTACTAAGAGATTTAAAAGAGATGATACATTATGGTAATGTTCTTGATAAGTTGACTCTTGAAAGTTTGCAGTCAATTCAGCATATACTTAATAGCAATGACAAGGTGATTACTGTTGCAATTCCTGATAAAGACTATGCTGATTTTTTAGATATGGTTGATAGGAATAAACCTTATGCTCCTGACCTTGAAGGTGACAGTTACTATGAAGGTGAGATATTATTGGACACAGGCTACTGCCCTACTTGTCACCATATGTTTGAGTTGGACTATTCAGATAGAAGTAATTTCTGCCCTGATTGTGGACAGCGACTTGATTGGGGTGGTGTAGATGACGATTAATGAAATGATAGCATTAATAGACACCGTTTTAGACAGACATACACATAATTGTATTGTCGGAGAGTGTTTGATACCTTTTGCTGAACCTGATACTCAATATCTTAATATACGTTTTCAATTAACCGAAACAGGAATGTTATCTTTTGAAAAGAGAGTGAGAGCTAATGCAAAGTATAAGTAATAAGAATTGCTTTGGTTGCAAGTATTTAAGGGTGTATAATACAGGGCTTTATGCAATGTGTGGCAGAAGAATATTTAATTCCACTTGGGAGTATTCTTGGGAAAAGGAAGCTAAAGAAACACCTGCTTGTGAAGAACGAAATTATTAAATAAGGGAGCGAATAGATATGATACAAATATATAGAGCTAAAAGTAAGGCGACAGACGAATGGGCAACAGGCTATCTTGTTAAGGGATATGCTGGACTTAGAATTGACGCTTTTATACTTCCTATTAAAAACATTTCAGCTTATCCCAGTGCTGATTTAAGTAGAATATGGGCAGAAGGTATTGAGGTAGACGCTTCTACTATTTGTGCATATACAGGTTTAGCTGATAACCTTAGATGTGACATATATGAGTGGGACATTGTTGGGGGCAACGATTATATTGACGGAGTATTTATTGTCCGTTTCGGGTGGTATTTCTTTAGGGATAGCAACTATTACGGTTGGTATCTTGACGGTAAGGTACAGCCAACAGGTGAGCATACTATTCTTCCTATGACACCTAATTGTCACGTTATAGGTAATGTATTTGATAGTGAGAGAGCCACCAAAGCATTAAAGATTATAACAAGAGAAGAAATTGAACGAGCAAATACTTTAAATTTTAGAGAACTTCACTGATAGGGGTGATAATAAATGAAGTATCAGCGAGATAAGAGTACAAAGTGTCACTTGAGAATGGGTGCATTTGAGTCAATACAGTGGCAGGGTAATAATATATCCGCATTGGGACAGTTTTGTAAGGAGCATTATTACTATTATTTGGAGATACCTTCTTGTAATTTTGTTATGGGGTCAAGGTCAGATAGTAGATTATTTATAACATTGCACTTAGGTGATTATGCCATAAAGACAGCAGACGGAGAGATATTTAAGTGTGACTCTAAGTTATACAATAAAATTTTAAAAGAAGTTTAAGGAGTGAAAGTATTATGAAAGAAGAAGTGTTTAAGTCAAAATCTTGTGAATTTTCGGCGGTGCAGTTTGACGGAGATAATAAAGCACCTATCATTGAATTTTTAGCTGACAGTGAATATGATAGTTTTTGGTATGACAAAGTATTTCATTTGGTGATTGACGGTCACATTATAAAACTATATAAAGGTGATTGGGTGGTAAAGAAAAACAATGAATACTTTACATTAAGTGAAACAGCTTTTAAGACAATGTGTCAATCGGCAGACGGTGAGAGATTTTCAGGTATTGTTGACGCTATAACAAAGTTAGAGTATCTTGCAGATAATGAATACTTTGAACATAGAGCAAAAATAAGACAGTTGATTGACTGGTTATACGAAGCACTTGGTACTCACCTTTTTGAGCCTACATATTCACTGACTGCTACTGTTGGTTGGGAACGTGTTGCAGATACCTATGGTGAGAAACAGATATTCTTACTCATTGAAGAAATGGGTGAGCTTACACAGGCTCTCACTAAGTATCTCCGTTACAATGAGGGTGGACAGCCTGTCCGTAAAAGTTTAAGTGAAGTTAAAAGTAGTATAACCGAAGAATATGCGGACGTACTTATTATGCTTATACAGATAAAGCACCTATTGGATATTAAAGATGAAGATGTGGACGCTATTTCCAAAAAGAAGTTGGAAAGAACTTTTGATATTATGAATGGGGATAACAAATATGAATAAGGCATTAAATGTGTTGAGCTTGTGTGACAGAATGAGTTGTGGACAGATTGCTTTAATTGAAAGCGGTTACAAAATCAATAAATATTTTGCAAGTGAAATTGATAAGAACGCAATAAAGGTTACACAAGACAACTTCCCTGATACCATACAAATAGGTGACGTTATGAACTTTGTTGAAGAAGTTGATGACGAACTCATTGTCAAAGATGACGCTTTAAGTAATCTACCTAAGATTGATTTAGTTATATTCAGAAGTCCTTGCTGTTCACTTTCAAAGGCAACGGCAGGGCGAAAAGAATATAATAATGGCTTAAAAGGTGTATCGTGGTTATTCTATCCCTGTAATGCTATACTACAATGGATAAAGGTGAATAATAACCCTGACGTTCTCTTTATGATTGAGAATGTGGACAGTAATAATAAGACTGATATAGCTAAGATAACAAAAGCGGTAGGCATTGAACCAGTTTTAATTGACAGTAATATATTTTCGGCACAAGATAGAAAGCGTTTTTATTGGACAAATATACCTATCGCTCCATTACCTTTAGCCAGTAAGCAGGTAATAAAGGATATAATGGATAAAGATGTGCCTGAAAAATATTTCTATGAGCAGGGTTTTGATTTTCACGGTAACAGTAAGAAAGTTATAGCCACTTTACATATTAATGGACACGATATTCTGAAAAGAGTTAATAACATCAATTTTAAAAGTCCTACTTTGACAGGTTGTCGGGGTGGAAATACACAGAAGAAAATTTTGGATAGAAACAGGTGTAGAAAACTTACTCCAAACGAGTATAGGAAGTTGCAGACAATACCTGATTGGTACAAGATGAATGCAGCTGACTCTCATATATACAATTTGTGTGGTGACGGTTGGACAATAGAAGTTATAAAGCACATCTTTAAAGGAATAAAGAAAGTAGGTGATTTCAATGGAAATAGTAGTAAATGCAAAGGACGGAAGCATAACACGCTTAGACATAACAGACGAGCAAGCAAATTATTTAGGGTTGTCAGCAGAGGGTAAACCTCTATATGATACAGGCTTTAATAGAGTTGCTTACAACCAACCTTATTTTTATATAGATTTAGTTGTTAAGAAGTCGGTAGATAACCATACTATTGACGCTGATACGTTATACAGTCACGCAAATTATTATAATAATAAGCAGTTTGCCTATAAGGTGTTAAAGGCAGTATGGATATATTTAAAATTACTGCAATGGCAAGCCCTTAATGATGACGAGCTAGTATCAACATATAACCCAAATGAACGGCCTAAAATTAGGTGGGTAATCTCAAAGGAAACAGGCTATGATAAACCTACATATGTAGCAAGGTCACAATCTTTTGAGTATGATATGATTAATCAAGTCTATTTTTCATCAGCGGAAAAGTGTAATGAAGCTATCCAAGAATTTAAGGAAGATATAGACTGGTACTTTAGTGAATTTCAAGGTAAAACACATATCGGTTATACAGAAAGGATAGAGAAAGATGAAATTTAAAATAAAAGTGAATGGTAAAACAGACTTTATAAACATTTCAAAAGAAAAAGCGACTAAATTAGGGCTTATAAAGTCTAATTTAACTGGCTATGAGAGAGCAAGAAGCGGTGAAACCTATTATGTAGTATCAAGTAATGGGGTAATGAATTTTACAGAAGATAATTGTTATGATGATATAACATTGTTCGACAGCGGTAATTATTTTACTTCCGAAGAAATTGCACAATGTGTAAGTAGAGCTACTACTCTTAAAAATATGTTGCGAAAATTTCAGGCAGACAACGATAGGGCAATAACCAGTAAAGATTGGAAAGAAAGTACAATGTCTAAGTGGTACTTTACTTACAATTATGCTAATGATACAATTCTTGTATTTGACTCATTTCGTGTTCGTGATTTTGATACGATTTATTTCACGTCAAAAGAGCTTTGTGAGCAGGCGGTTAAAACTTTTGAGTCGGAAATTAAGTGGTATTATAAAAGCTATCTACAACGACTGGACGAGGTAAAGTGCCATTTGCCTAAAACGGAACAATCTGCTATAATAAATCTATCAGAATAATCTTATGTGGGGTGAAGTACAATGGCAAAGAGAAAGAAAAGGGGTAAGCGTCCAAACAATAATGCAGTATTACAACGTGAGATAGCTAAAGCGACAGATGATTTACGTTTAAAGGTATCAGCAAATGCTTTAGAAATGCTTACTGTAATACCTGCTTATGTTTTACATACAGAGTTTGGCTTTGGCAAAAAGAGAGCTTTACAATTTATGAACAGCTTTTTCAGAGTTAGTGACGCAGTTGTTCAGGGGCAAGTAAAGATTGATACTTTGCACGAAGAATTGAAACAGGCTTTAGGTATTGAAGTTGATATAGACTGGAAAGAAGCCTGTAAGGACTATAAGAAAGGGTTAAAATAATGAATATTGAGAAGATTTTAGTGGAGCTTATGTTTTTTGTTTTGATTATAGCTTATCTCCTTATAACAAGCAATAACAAGTAAGAAAGGAATATATAAATGGAAGTATTATTAAACAAAATATCAGGTTATGCGTCAGCTATAACCTCTATGTATACCAGCAAAAGACACCTTACAAAAGAGAAGGTAAGTGACATATATCTTATGGAAAAACTGAATACGTCAACAAGGGGAGCAGTTGTTACTGACCTTGAAACCTCTGAAACCTTTTGCAAAGAGATTGAAAAGGTGTGTAAAATCGGTAAGAAACATATTACCTTATTAAGATTTATTGACCTTGAATTTACGGTGTTGGGTATTCACAGGGGAGCACAAGATGACTTTGACGCTCACGCAAAACGATTAGATAATCGTATTATAAGAGCAAGTACCCGACTTGCAGACTTTCAAGATGAAAAGTCGGATTGGTACAAAGATAAAATACTGACAGATAGGGAAGTATTAGATATTCAAGGTGTTTCTTTACCACCTACTATCGTACAAGACGGCATTACATATGTTAAAACGGCAAATGGCTTTATAAGAGAAGATTTAGTTAATAGAAAAGATGTTGCAAGGGGTTTATGTAGACTTTCTATACCGTCAGATTTTACGGCGAAAGTCAATATAACCGAGTTTGCACATATTGTAAAGCTAAGAGATAAAAATTCAGGTGCTGCACCAGAGCTTAAAGAGATGATTGAGAGCCTGTTAAAGCAAGTTGAAGATTTTTGTCCTTATTTTACAAGAGAATTTTTCTATGAAATTGACAATTAAATATTGCAAAGTGGTTTACAATCTTGATTTCTTTTGGTAATATAATTATGAAGCAGTTTTGAGTTCCATTGCTTCTACTCCTTAACTTTTTATATTAATCAAAGAAACCGAGAAATTTTCTCGGTTTTCTTGCTTTTTACAAATGTGTATGATATAATGATTTACGAGATTGCAGTAGAGATAGGAGATGAAGAATGTGCAACTAAAAGTTACAGAAAAAGGCAGAGAACAAAAAGAGCAACACGAAAAAAATGTGAAAAGGGGAAGAAATAGTCGTAACAAAGGTGCTAACTACGAAAGGTCAATAGCCAAGCTACTTGAAAAGGTATTCGGTGAAGCCTTTGTAAGAACACCTTTAAGTGGTGGTTTTGCTAAAAACAAAACGGCTAAAGGTGATGACTTTAGGGGTGATATAGTTCCTGTTGACAGTAATATTGACTGTAAGCTACATATTGAGTGTAAGAACACTAAGACGTGGAGCTTACCCCAATGGTTTAAGCAAGCAGAAAGTGACTGTCCTAAAGACAAAGTACCTTGTGTTATATTCCACAAGTTTAACACGAGTAAAAGTTACATAGCGTTAGACCTTGAAGATTTTTTAAAACTTGTACCAAAGGATAACATAATAAAGGTGGTGGAAGAATGATAGCCTTTATTATTGTATTGATTATAGCATTGATAGTCTATATCTTACACAGGACGTTTTTCTTGACGGTAATAGTCGGCAGGTCAATGTTTCCAACCTTTTATCCAAATGATATTGTTTTGGCGAAAAGAGTACGACACAAGGTATTTCCAAGTAAACCGAAAGACGGCAACATTTATTTCTTTAATAAACCTATGAATGAGGAACGACTTATTGTAAAGAGATTAAACTCTCATTCAGATGATTTAGGTATCTGTTGGTTTTTGGGGGATAATAGTGACGAAAGTTGTGACAGTCGTAACTTTGGTTTTGTGGACTGGAAAGAAGTTAAGTACGAATATGTCAAAACACTTATAAAGAGCAGAAATTAAGATTGTAAAGGAGTATATAAATGAATAAAACATTACTAAAAGTTTCAAGCACAACATCAACTAAACAACTTGCAGGTTGTATTGCAAATTGTGTTGAAGAAGGCAAAGAAACAGAAATAAGGGCAGTAGGTGCTTCTGCCGTTAATCAAATGTATAAGTCACTTGCTATTGCAAGTAGTATTGTGGCTTCAAAAGGTTTCTCACTTTTATTTAAAGCTGGCTTTGCAGACTTTGAAGAAAATGGTGATGTAAAAACAGCTATGATTGCAAGAATTGTTGTAAGATAGGAGTGGCTGTTTTATGGTTTACATAAATGACGTTTACAAGGGATTGCAAACTGATTGTACAGGCATAGGAAAGCCTTGTATTTATGTAGAGTTTTTCGGTTGTGATGTCGGTTGTAATAAATGCCGACACTCACAGTCCATTGAGTGCAAGAAACGCTCATCAATAAATAAAATAATGGGTAGAATATTTAAGCAGGGTATAGACCTAAAGAATGTTGTAATAACAGGCGGTGAGCCTTTAATACAGTTTAATGAATTATATCCGTTAGTATACGAACTGTTGAATGATGATTACAAGGTGGCTATTGAAACAGGTAATTGTTATAAGCTCCCTCGTGATACATATAGACGTAGCTTTAGGTACTTAGTAGATTGTAAAACACCTTCAAGCGGTGTAGCAAAGAAGAATGTTTTTACTAACCTTGCATTGTTAAGCTCCGCAGATGAAGTGAAGTTTAACATTCAAAATTTAAGTGATTATGAGTTTGCATTAAAAACACTAAGAACATATCCAACTTGTGCTAAAGTAGTATTCTATTCAGATAACCCTAAAATAATTGAGTGTATTCCTATTTGGTTATTTCAAGATAGGTTATACAACATACAGTTTATAAGGAGTGAAAATAATGGCTGATTGGTCGCAAACACCAATAGAACATAAACCACCTAAAAAGCGTTTAGTTCTTTTTAGTGGCGGTTTTGACAGTGTAGTCTTGTTAGAAAGACTTATGCACCTTTATCCAAACGAATGTCTTACACTACTATTCTTTAAGTATGGACAACCTAACTTAAATCAAGAGTGGAGCATTTATCAAAAGTATCTACAAAAGGGTAATAACTATGGTATAGATATGCCACTACATTTCCTTACAGATAATGATTTCTTTCAAGGTACACCTATTCCACAGAAGCAATATGTGGAATATCGTAATCTTGTATTTTTATCACACGCTATGAATATAGCGGAAACAATGGGAATAAAAGAGATTTATATGGGACTTAACTATGTATCTCCCGAAGAAAACGGCTTTAAAGATTGTGACCGAAATTTCATTGATAGGTTTAATGAGCTTATAAAGCCAAGTGGGATAAGACTTATAGCCCCATTCGCTTATGTGCATAAAACATCTCTTATTGATGTCGCACGAGAGTACAGTATTGAAAAAGATGACTTTTTCAGTTGCAATAACCCGACTGCCGAAGGTGAGCCTTGTGGTGTATGCGGTGATTGTAAATTAATTGATGAAATGTACTCATATAACCCTTTAGGGTGATTGACTAAGAAAACATAATATGCTAAAATACTTTTAAGCATAAATGCTAAAATAATCACTGAAAGGGGGTGAAACAGTATGAAGTTTCTAATCAATGCTTTGGCAAAAATGGCAACACCAGCTTATGCTAATACACCAGCTTCAACAGGACGTGGTGGTAGCAGTGGTGCAGGAAAGTCATCAGGCGGTCGTGGCGGTAAAAGTGGAGCAGCTAAAACGTCAGGTGGTCGTGGTGGTAAGAGCGGTTTTGTAACTACACAAAAATCAGCTACTGTAAAAACGTCTACTACAAGAACATCAGGCGGTCGTGGCGGTCGTGGTGGTCGTAGTGGTGCGGCAAATGGTTAATTAAAGCTAAACCTCATTCACTTTATGTGAGTGGGGTTTATTGCACAGAAAGGAGAATTTTAATTATGTCTAATCAAGCAACAGATAAGAACTATAAGCAAGCACATTCAGTGCATAACGAAAAGAAAGGCAACCCTAAAAATGAGGCAGTAGTCGGTGGCGTAAAGTATGAACAGCACAATAAAATTGAGCCACAAAAGACACCAGTTGCTAAATACACTAAGGTTGCTAAACAGAGTACAAAACCTAACCCAGCTAAAGTTGGTTCAGTTAATACAAGCATTGTAAATAAATGCAGAAGTAATGACCCAGCAACGGCAGGCATTACTAAGAAAGTAGGTAAGTAATATGTCAGTAATAGAAACAACATCTCAAAGACCCGAATGGGAAATTGCGAATGACGCAAGAATTTTAAGAGAAGCTATGAGTATTCAACAAGACCCTACACGTTTAAGGGAAGCAAAAAATTATATCCAGTCGGAGATTGATATAAATAATAAGGTTTTAGGTAAAAACCGCAATAGCAAACATAACAATCCAGCAACCGTAGCCAAGCTAACAAGATAAATCTTTAAGGGGTGACTTAGATGAGCAATGATAAAGTAGCAGCGATTGAGGAATGTATAGACGCAATTTTATCCATTTTAGGGGTAAAAGCCACGGAAAGCAATAAGGACACTCCTAAAAGAGTGGCTAAAATGTATGTCAATGAGCTGTTTAAAAACATAAATGAAAATGTAGATGAATTTGTAAACAGTTTAACCACTTTCCCTTATGAGAGTAATAATTATGGCACACCTGTAAAGGTAAAGACAAGTGTGAAAAGTATGTGCGAACATCATTTAATGCCTTTCTTTGGCAAGGTGACGGTTGAGTACATACCGAGTGACAAGATAATTGGACTAAGTAAGATACCACGTTTAGTTGACTTTTTAAGCAGAAAACCTACTTTGCAAGAAAATCTAACTGAACAAATAGCAGATTGCTTAGATAAATTACTTAGTCCTAAGTATCTGAAAGTTACAATGGTTTGCACCCATACTTGTGTTGAGCTAAGGGGTGCAGAAAAACCTTGTAAAACTAAAACTATTGCTGAAAGGGGAGAGCGTAATGGCAAAGCTAAAATTCAAAAAGATACAGAAAAATGATATACCGCCTGTAAACGCTCTAAATGACGCTACAAGCGGTGAAGAAGTTAAAGCAACAAATGATACACCTAAACAAGAAGATTACTCTTTAAAGGACATTATGGACACGACAAGGGATTGTTCATTCTTTTATTCAGGTGTAGAGTATGGAGCTTATCTTGAAGCCTGTTATAATTCAGGTATAAGAAATTTTCTTATGTCATACCATTATCTTTCAGGCAGAAATTTAAGGGATATTTTTGACAAATATCCTGATATTCATTTAATGGTTGACTCGGGTGCTTTTACATTTCAAACAGACCCAAAGTTTGAAGAATACACCATTGAGGATTGGGAAAAGCATATTGAAAAGTATTTAAGGTGGGCTGAAAAGCATAAGGAACATATATTTGCAATAGCAAACCTTGATATAGAAGTCCTTGTCGGAGCTGAAATGGTTAAGAAGTGGAATAAACAATATTTTGAGCCGTTTATGGCTGAAACTAAAGTACCTGTTTGTTTTGTTTATCACGAAGGCTTTAGCTCTGATAACTGGGAATACTATTGTAAGAGATACCCTTATGTTGGTTTTACTTCTGCTGATACTCATAAGGAATTTAATCTTGATAATTGTATTGATATGTTGCGAACGGCTGAAAAACACGGTGCTCTTGTACACGGATTTGGTGTAACAAGAATAAGAGAGTTGGCACAGTTACCATTCTATACAGTTGACTCTACAACGTGGAAAGCAGGTATGATGTATGGTCGATTAATTATATTCAATGGCAAGAAAACACAACAGATAGATAAAGTTGACTGGGAAAAGAAAGCATTTCCTTTAATCAAAAACTATCCTATTGATGTTGATTTTCAGAAGTTGGACGAATATAATGAACCCGAAGTTATCAAAGTCAATGTATATGCCTTTAAACAGGCAGAAGAGTACGTTATTAAGTGCATAAAGCACCTACAATACTGGCAGAAGCTAAAGGCGGTTAAGGTGGATATAAATAATCTACCTCCTGACTTCTTTCCGTCAGCTGAATGGGTGTTGTCAAATGAAAAGAATACAGAAGAAGTAATAGCCTATGCTAAGAAAATGAATATCAATCCCGAAAGAGATGATATGTCGGAAGTAGCATATACAGTTATGGATATGACTGCGTTCCTAAACTGGGATAACCCTAAATATAAGTCATTACATTCTTTGTATCTCAATGAGAATATTGACACCCTTAACAATCTCCACGACAAGTACGTAAATAAAATGACACCTGATGACGAAGATAAGGTAAGGGAGCTTATTCAATTCTACAAAGAGTGTTTATCAGGCGAAAGAGATACCCTTTTAGTTGAGGGGACAAACTTTGACCGAATAGTCAAAGAGCGTGACGAATATGTAGATGACACCGAATACGAAAAGGTTGAGCTATCAAGAGAGAACATCATTGAAAAATTAGGTGGTTATTTACCTGACGGTGAAACCGCTCCTGAAATTGATGAGCTTGATGACGAAATTTTTGGGGAAATGAATATTGTTCCAATAAGAGATAAGAAAACAGGTAAGTTGATTAAAGGGTCGCAACTTGTTAAGTCCAAGACTAAAAACATATATTCTAAGAAATTCCCTAAATTCGCTTGTGACACTTGTTTAGCAGCAGCAAAATGTCCTGAATATAAAGCAGGGTATGTATGTGCCTACCACAAGTTATTTAGCGGTTTTGACACTCGAAATGCCAATGATATTATACAAGCAATGCAGGGTATGGTTAATCATAACATATCTCGTATGCAAAAGGCTATGTTGCTTGAAACTATCAACGGTACGGTGGACGCTGATGTAACGGCTTTGATAGACCAAAATACAAAGTTGTTGCAAAACTTAATGAAGATGTATGACAGCCGTTCAGCGACAGTTGTACGTCAAACAAGAACTATGCAAGCTGACGGTACAGTCAATGAAACAATGCAAGTAAGCAATCCACAAGGTGGTGGTATTCTTGAAAAACTTTTCGCAAATATGCACTCAAAATCAGAAGATAAATCAAGTGATGAAGATGTTATAGAAGTGGAAAGTAAAGAAATCACAGAGCCTGACGAAGTAGTCACTTTAGATTTTGATGAATAAAAAGTGAGGGGTATGTTCCATTTGACATACCTCTATTTTTATGCTATAATGAGTTTACGAACAAACGAATATCCAAGTTTGACAAGAAAGGAAGATAATTATGAAAAAGAAAATTTTATTTAATGGAGTTCTGTATGAAGAGTCGGACAATGCCAAAACAGGTTACGAAGTGGACACAGATACACAGTCGCATTTTTGGTATATAGACCATACACTTAATTCTCACCGTGGTTGTCGGGACAATATACCTGAAACAATAGACGCATATGTGAGAGTAGGTAATTACTTTAATTCTGAAAAGCTATGTACTAATATTGCCTATATCCAAACATTTTATAATTGCTTACGTCAATGGCAGGCACTTGAGGTGACACAAGACGGTTATAGACCGACAGTAGTGGCTACTCGGTGTTTTAGGGACTTTAATCAAGTTTATTTTTCATCTGCTGATAAAGCACACGAAGCACTTATTGAATTTCAAAATATGATACCGTCACTTTACAGCTGTATAACAAGACTTAACGAGTAAAATTTATAGGAGAGTGTTTAAACAGTGAATAAATACACTATGCAAGACTTACAACGATTTCAAGCACAACCTCTAAGTGAAAAAGTTGATATGACAAGAGCACGTTTAATGGAGTGGTATGTACATAATAATAACAAGTGCTATGTTTCTTTTTCGGGGGGGAAAGATAGTACGGTGTTAGCTTATATTGCTGCACAGGTATGTAGCGTTTTAAAGTGCGATTTAATACTTTGGTTTTCTGATACAGGGTTAGAGTTCCCTGAATTGAAAAAGCACGTTAAGAGCTTTGTAGAGTACCTGAAACGTATATACACTGGTATACATATTGAGCTTGTTATTGACTATCCTAAGGACAAGAATGGCAAGCGAATTTCATTTAGAGATGTAATACTTGATGTAGGTTATCCAATCATAAGTAAAGAAGTGGCTCAAAAGGTTGAATTTGCACGAAGTAAGCCTGATGGTTATTGTGCAGAAGCCTTTGACCCTGACTCTGATTATTGCAAGAAGTACCCAAAGAATTGCTTGAAAAGGTGGCGTGGCTTGTTAGAAGCACCCTTTAAAATTTCAAGCAAGTGTTGCGACATTATGAAGAAGAAACCTGCAAAGGCTTTTGAAAAGATGTATTGCTTAAAGCCTATATTAGCAACAATGGCTTGTGAAAGTAGTTTAAGACGCAACGATTGGTTAAAGAATGGTTGTAACGCTTTCGATAGGGGGGGGCGGCAAAGACCTATCTCTAAGCCTATGAGCTTTTGGTTAGAACAAGATGTGCTTGAATTTATACACATTAATAATATACCTATTGCAACTTGTTATGGTGACATTGTAGAGAAAGACGGTATACTTACCACAACTCTCTACAAAAGGACAGGTTGTATGTATTGTATGTTTGGAGTTCACCGAGAATTACAACCTAACCGTTTTCAGATATTGAAAGATACACACCCTGCTATATGGGACTATTGTATGAAACCAGTTGAAGAAGGTGGTTTAGGTTTAAGGGACATACTTGAATACATATGGGTAAACAGTGAATAGCATAAACGAGGAATATCCTTGTTTGACAAGATTAATATAAGAAGTTATAATATAAGAAAAGGAGTTGATAATATGGAAAAAGATAAGTATGATTTACTTATTGAAAACAATGGGTTTAAGTTGGTTAGTGCAGGTAACTTTAAACGTGTATACACTAAACCCTATAAAGATTTAGGTACAATAGAAGTTGCCCTTACCCCGCAAGTTTTCATTGACCCTTATCATTGCACTTTGCACACTAATGAACACAGGGACGATAGTTTCTACCATCTTCCCAAAGATATAGATGAGATATTTAGAGCAAAAACATATATTTTGCAAGAAATTTGTAACAAGCTAAGTCATATTGATAAGCACCTTGAAGAACACCATTTTATTTATGCAGGTGGTGATAAGACAACAGCTATCTATGAATATGCACCACGAGATGTTGCGGAAGCGAAAGTAATACTTGACATTAAAAATAATAGCATTAACATAGAAGTCAGGAAAGGCTTTAAGGGTATATATCCAAATGCTTTTACTCTATATGTTAGCGATACATCTTTATTTGTATATAAAATGTTAGAGTTAGAGGAGAAACAAAAGGAGGAACAAAAGAATGGATATAAATGGGCAGTTAAGTAAAAATGGTTGGGTGAAGGGAGCAGAAACGGCTAAATATTATACCTATTATAAGAACATTGATGGTACAAATATTAAAGCGGTTGAGGTAGTTTTAAACCTTGTTGATACTGATGAAACAAGTATATCCGTTAATGTTCACGTCAATGACCCCAAATATCTCAACCTTGTCCCTACACCACAAGAGTATTCTTTATTTTGTGCTAAACTGGAAGAATTGATTAAATTTGAAGGTAGTTATACAGAATTAGACTTTGCAATAGAAGCATTAGACTTTCATAAATACCGCTCTGAAAGGGGTTTAGTAGAATATAGAAGAATGTCAAATGTAACTAATCGTACAGATATAATTATACTGAAAGTGAAAACTGAATGGGATTTTGACAGTTATCTTTATGCGTACAGCAGGGACGGTGATGGACTTTCAGACCCTCTTGCAATTACAGGAGATTTATTTGATTTACTCAATAAAAAGCGAAAGGAAATGATGAAAAATGCTAAGGGATAAGTATGACGAAGCTCTTGAAAAAGCAGGTTGGAAAGTTGAATATTTGGGTAATACTAAATGTGTATACACTAAAGATATATGGTTACGCACTAAAGATGAATACGACCATTTAAGAGTTGAATTAAATGCTCTTGAAGAATGTCACCCATTTATGGCTTTATTCAAACCTACATCAACAGGTTGCTTATCTGATGAAGTTGTTGAGTGCAGAGAGTTGTTTGATAAAAAGTTAGAAGTATTGCAAGAAAAGGTCAACACTCTTACCATTGCAGAAATACGACTTGAACAACGTGGTTTTATCTTAACGGACGTAGATGAAATCACACATATCTCTACTTACAAACGCAGAAATAAAACGGAAAATGTGATAGATGTACTCAAATTATGTTTAGGTGCAGATAAAAGTCTAATCATATGTCAAGAGTACCCTGACGGTACTTTGGTAGGTTTTGATGTACCCATAGAAATACTGATGTTAATTACAGAGCAGGCTTGTGGAGGTGGTAAAAATGCTTGATGTAGCAGATAAGTATGTAGACGAGCTAAATCAGAAGCTATATAACATATGGTATGACCCTAAGTATATGTATTACTTTTGTTGCCCACACAGGGGTACATATTCGGTTGACCCTAACGGCGATTGGGACGGTAGAAATTTTGTATCAATAAACAGTGACGGTAAAATCATAGGTTATATACATTATAGTATATGCCGTACCGCCGATTATGTAGATGATTTTGGGGCAGTAAACTTTTCAGATGACCCAAAGGATAAGTACACCTTTGGCAAAGATTTAAGACAGGTTATTGATGATATATTCCTAAAGTTTAACCATAACCGACTTGAATTTACAGTTGTAGAAGATAACCCTATCAGAAAGACTTATTTTAAGTTAGTAAACAAGTACGGCGGTAGGATAATTGGGGTAAAGCATTGTGTTGTAAAACTTATAAATGGTGAAGTAACCAATAAGATATACTTTGAGATACTTCGTTCAGACTATATTGCAGCTTGCAACACAATAAAAAAATTGAGTGACTATCATAAGAAACAGAACGCAAAGAAGTACACATATGGCGTACTGGAGCAAATAGACCAACAATAAATTTTAAGGGTACGGTGCAAAAGTTCCACCCCCCTCTTTTGAGGGGAATGGCGTAGAGATTTTCCAAAATTTTTGGTGAAAATGAGGACATAGAAAAGTTGCACCCCCTGTTCAGAGAGGAGAAATTAAAATGAGTAAAGTAGAAGTTTTGTCATTAGGTGAAGCAATAGAAAAAGGGGTAATAAAACCCTATTGTGACAAGTTTAAAAGATATATACACGAAACTTATGGACTTATATCAGATTGTTCACCTTACTGCATATTCAGTAGTTGTGATTTAACACACTCATTATTAAGTGTTTCTTGTGCATATCTTACAACCTGTCCATTTTTGGCATATAAAAAACGTAAAGAACTACTTGCTTATGATGACTGGATAAATGAAATGCTGGTAATACTTATAGACGGTGAACTTTGGGCGGTATGTGATATGTTTGGTGTAGTAAGAGAGCCATTATTTAGTCACGTTGTACCTAAAAGATATAAACTCGCAACTTCGGGAATGATTGCAGAATTAAGGGGTAAGTGTAAGAAGATGAATTATGATACTACGATTGTAAGGGGAACATATGAAGCTAAGTTACACGGAGATGTAACCTTAGCTAAAAAGGTGGACTTAAAGTTGGATAATGAAACGGATTTATCATTTGTAACCTATAAGTTAATTCAATCTTTTATGGACACAATATATCAATACGTTAAGGATAATAACATTGACCTCAAAGAGCCTTTGGAGATTGAAGATATAACAGTTGATTTATCTGTTGATGTAAATGACCCGAATAAAATTCTCTTTAAGTTATTAAACATATGCTCCGACCTGCCAACAACAGACCCAAATAACAATTAAAAATTGAGCACCATTTCGGTGCTCTTTTTGTTTGCAAAATTTCGAGCTCTTTTGTTTGCAAAATTTCGAGCTCTTTTGTTTGCAAAAAATTCAGGCTCTTTTTTGTTTGCAAAAAAAATTCGGCAAACTTTCTGTGAGCAATGAGGGAAACCGAAAATTGCCTATTATGGGGGCGTTAGAGGATTGGAATTTTTAAAAAAAGAAATTTTTTGTCTATGCTTCGTATGCCCCGTGTGCATAGTGAGGAAAACAAAAAAGTTGCTATTATGGGGGCTAAAGAGGACAGCGAGCCTATATGGGGGAAAATTTTTTCTGTTTGGGGAATATGTAAAACGACTTGACCTGACGAAATGAGGAATGAGAAGATGAGGAATATTTTGAGAGTCAAAAATTAAGTGGAATGAGGGAAATCCTTATTTGACAAGTGCTTTATCAATATGTATAATATAAGCAAGTCAAGCGATTGACGAATATATAAATACTATTTATGAAATGGAGCGATTAAAATGACAGTTGCAGAAATAGTTACAAATGCAATAATAGAAAAGTTAAAGCAGGGTGAGGTTGCTTGGCACAAGTCTTGGTCTTGTAACCCTCCCATTAATTATGTAACCCGAAAAGAGTACCGAGGAATTAATAGACTACTTTTGGGTGGTGGTGAGTACCTTACATTTAAACAGATACAGAATATAAAAGGTGCAAAGTTGCACAAAGGTGCAAAAAGTCATATAGTAGTCTATTATCAATCGGCAAAAGTTGAAGATAAAGAAAATGAGGACGAGCCAAAAGTATCTCATATGGTATTGAGATATTACAGAGTGTTCAGTATAAATGACGTTGACGGAGTAGAGAGTAAAAGAAAACACGCAACAAATGACAACATATTTAAAATAGATACTTGCGAAAATGTAGTAAATGATTATGCAAGTAGCTATGACGTGTCTATCCGTCACGATAATAAGGATAGTGCTTACTTTATTCCCGACTGCAATATGGTAAACGTGCCACCTATGGAGCAGTTTGATAGTGCCGAGGAGTATTACTCTACACTATTCCACGAACTTGTCCATAGTACAGGAAGTAAGTCAAGATTAAATAGAGAAATGGGAGGAAAGTTTGGAAGTAAGTCTTATGCAAGAGAGGAGCTTGTCGCTGAAATAGGAAGTGCTATTTTATGTAGTATGTTAAACATCAGTGAAAAAACTTTTGATAATTCAAGTGCATATATTCAAAGTTGGTTAAAAGCACTTGAGAATGATACGCACTTAATTTTATATGCAAGTGCTAAAGCTGAAAAAGCAGTACAGATGATATACCCAAATAGTGAGGAGTTGGATAGTGTAGCATAAGCTACACATTCCCTCCCAAGTGAGGAATATCGTTATTTGACAATGGTTAAAGAGTTTGCTATAATGTAAGCATAGACAAGCGGAAAGGACAAGCGGAAAGGAAGTGAATAAAAAATGGTAACAGTCGGACTATTAATGTTCGGAATAGGTGTTGGAATATGCACCGCACTAAAAGCAATGTAAAAACAAAGTATTAATTATGAATGGAGGACTATTTATGAGCGAGATTTTTATGGTAAGAAGTGGACTAACTAAAAAGGTAAATGACAAGACTACACTTGAAGTAACCTTTGATTATGAGGACGGCAAGAATTGGAATTGCCAAAAAGGTTATTATGTAAGCACCACATTTATGAGTATTGAGGATTGTGGTAATGGTATTGTTTGCAAAAACTATGCACCTCATACAGACTGTAAAACAATGTGCATTAAAACAGTAAAACGCAAGTCACAAAAGGCTATGAGGGAGTGTAAAGACCTTATAAAAAATGCAGTTGTGGACTTGTTAAAAGCATACGGGGCAAAGGCTTACGCCGATACCCTTGAAAGTGATGTAATGGAAAAGATTGATAAGGCGGTACAAGGCTTATAAAAAGCCTTGTTAAGCCTTTAGGTATATAAATATATATAGGTAACGGCTTTAAAGCCGTATAAAACGATAGAATGGAGCGATTAAAAAATGACTGAGTTACAAAAAAGAGTAAGAATATTAATAGAGCAGAGCGAATACGAAAAAGCTACCGAGGTATTCCTGTTTGAAACAGGTGCAAAAGTAAGTATAAACTACAAGGGTTATTTCATCAACCCTCTTTGGAATGAGGACACACCTCGTCCGAAATACAGTGTATGTGTATCAAGGGGAAAAAGTCATTTCTTTGTCACATTTTGGGGAAACCTAAAGGGAAGTGAGGTCACGCCTTATGATGTTTTAGCTTGCCTACAAAAATATCCTTGTGATGACTATGAGGATTTCTGTAATGATTACGGCTTTGATATTTATGATGATTTTGAGGGCGGTTATAATAAGCAGTCACGCAAGATATGGAAAGCGTGCGTAAATGAGTATGCAAAAGTTGAAAAGCTATTCAGCGAGGAAGAACTTGACGCATTAAGAGAGATTGCTTAGAGGGTAACAATGACAATATTATTAAATCAATAAGATTTTGAAAGGAGCAATAAAAAATGAGCGATAAATTAATTGAGGGAGAAGTATTAAGTCCTATAATCGAAGGACTCATTAAAGAACTTGAGGAAGGCAAAAAAGATATTTTTGATATGATTGATGAGTATATCAAGGCTAAAGCAAAGATTGACGAGGAGTTGGACTTGTCGGAAATGGTGTTAGATTTCTATAACGCAAATAAAGAACAATATGGAGGACAGCTGTAATGACTTTTAAACGTGGTGATATAATAAGAACAATAACAAAAAGTGGATATATGAGGGAAGGGGTGATTGTTTCAAACAGTTGGAATAATGTAAATAATCACTTTGTGAATGTTGTCTACTTTGGTGTGAACAACAGAGATTATCCAATGCACATACCAATTACAGAGGAGAACGTGGTAAGTCTTGACGGTGAATTTTTATTTAAAAATCAAGTCGTCAGATGTGAAACTTTGACGGTGCTTTCAAAGAACAATATTGAGGAAAAACTTGGCTTTATTACTAAAGCCTTTGAAAAGCAAATTAATAAAGGTATTGCAATACAACTCGGACTATGCGAGTTCCACGATTGTGAGGAAATTACGGAAGAATACCTAAAGCAATATAATATGATATAATATAACTAATACTAAATACTAAAAGGAAGTGCAAGAATGGGTAAGATTTTAATAGGTAAGTCCGAAAATGGTAAAAGCATAGTGCTTAACAGTAATATGCTATGCCGTCACGGAGTAATCGGAGGAGCGACTGGCACAGGTAAAACTGTAACGTTAAGGGTTATTATTGAGGGTTTATCTCAACAAGGTATACCTTGCTTTATCTCGGATATGAAAGGCGACCTAAGTGGTATAGCGAGGAAAGGAAGTAATCAAGAATTTAAACATAAAGCAAAGGCAATGAAAATAGATGACTTTGCTTTTGAGGCTTTTCCTTGTGCCTTTTGGGATATATTCAAAGAGAGCGGAATGAGTATAAAAACGACAGTCGAGGAAGTTGGAGTTCCTTTGTTGTCAAGAATGTTAAAACTCACAAACATACAAAGCGGAGTTTTAAACATCATATTCAAAGTCGCACAAGATGAAAACTTTAAACTTCATACTTTATCCGACTTGCGAAAAGTAATAAAGTATGTTGTGAATAACAAAGAATATTTATCTGAGGACTATGGAAATATTCATTCTTCATCTGTAAGTTCTATTATAAGAGCCTTATTGGGATTGGAGCAACAGAGGGGTGAAAGTCTTTTCGGTGATGAGCCTTTTAATTTACAATACCTTATGTGCAGGGACGAAAGAGGACAGGGAGTAGTAAGTATATTAGACTGCGTAAAACTGATAAGAGAACCATTATTATATAGCACGTTCATTATATGGCTACTGAATAAATTATATAATGAATTAGAGGAAGTAGGTGATTGTGATAAACCTAAACTTTGTTTATTCTTTGATGAAAGTCACCTGATTTTTGAGGGACTGCCTAAAAGTGTTACGCAAAAGATTACACAAGTTGTAAAGTTGATACGTTCAAAGGGTGTCGGTGTGTATTTTATATCTCAAAATGTTACAGATATTCCCGACAGTATTTTAAACCAACTTTCAAACAGAATACAACACGCGGTGAGGGCTTACACTAAAAAGGAATTAAGTAATCTAAAGGCAACGGCTCAAACATTCAGACAAAACCCAAACTTAGATATTGAGGAATGTCTATATAATATGGGAGTAGGTCAAGCGGTAGTGTCCTGTTTAAATAGTAGAGGTATACCGCAACAAGCCGAAAAAACTTTTATTTCACCGCCAAAAAGCGACTTGACTGTATTAAATAATAGTGAACGTGTTGACTATGATTTAACACTTTGTGATAGCTTTTTTAAGGGGTGTAAACCACTTAAAAGTACAATGATATATAATGACGTGCCAACGGCACAAAAACCGCTACAAGAACCAAAAAACAAGCCAAAAAAAGAAAATGATAAAATTAATAATGCAAAAATACTAAATAATGTGGCTAATAGTATTTTTAATACAATATTCAGGTAAAGTGAGGAATTTGCTCATTTGCCAAATTTCTGATATATGGTATAATAATAGTGCAGTCGGAAAGATTGTGGAAAAAATTATTTATGAAAGGGTGTTTATTATGAGTTTAAAAGTTATATGTGAGTTCGGTGACTTTGAGCCGTGGGGAGGAGCAGTGGATTTCTATAATGAAATTCGTGATAATGACAAACTTGATGACTTAGAGTTTATATTGGAGGACTTGTACCCTGACGGTTGCACAGACACTAATATAAATGACCTGCTTGCCTTTGACGAGGACACAGTAAGAGAATGGCTTGACCTACCGTCAGAAGAAATGCGTGAGCAAGGGATAAGAGAGGAAGCATTTGATTGGTGGTATGAACATAAAAAAGAATATGCAGACACTAAGAATGTAAAAGCGATTGAGGAATATTGTGATAGTATCGATTGCTTAAAGGACTGTCCTTATTGTTTCCACGTTACAGAGTTTGAGGACTGTACGGACTATGCTTTAGCTGAAAAAGAGGGGCTATCAGAAGATGATATTGTCGAGTTATACAAGAAAGAGAACGGATTGGATAGCGAATAGAGGATTTTCCTCTATTTGCACTTCTCTTTGATATGTGCTATAATATAAATGTAGTCAAGAGATGACGACAAAAGATTAAATACGAAAGGACTTTAAAAAATGTTAGATGAAAAAAGTATCTGTAAGGCAGTAAGGGAATACGACCTTATTAAAAAACGTGGCAACTTCCCAGCCATTTATTTGGATTGTGAGGAAGGAAAGGCTTGGTGTGTAGAATACACCGACTGTAATAGCTACTCACAATATGAGGAAGAAAGTATTATATCTCTGACAGGTTATATCAATAACAAGTCGCAAGAGTTACACGACACCAATTATATCAACTTGTCAGGTGCGAGGGCAATACGTTATGCAAGAATGGCAATCAAAGAATATATGAAGAAAAAGGAGGACTAATTATGAAAGCAGAAACAGTTTTAAAATATCTTGAAGAAAATGATTTAGAGGGACTTCGTTTCCGTGTTAAAAGCGAAATGTATAAAAACGGTTTATCTGTTACAGGAAAACAGAGGTTATCGGCTATGAAGAAGTATGCAGAAACTCCAACGCAGTTTACTCGACCTTTACCGAAACAACACCTTGAAAGACCAAAACTAATTGAATATAAGAGTGAGGAATACTACTCATTCCTTAACGGTAGTTCTTTGGTATTTACAAAGGAACAGCCGAATGGCATACCTCCCCAAGACGAGGAAAGACCTTATCCCAATGTAGCTGGTATTATGGAGGGTATTAATGATTATATGTATGTCGGAAAGTTCAACTTTGCACAACATAAGATTGACGCTAAGTTAGAGGGGTACAAACTTTTGAAAAAAGCAATACTGTATATAGATAATGCAACAGTATTTTCACAATTTGAGGAAACTTATATCAGTACGGCTTTACTTGATATATCATTATCCATATTAAATGACGGTGAAGATTTTGAGGTCTATATGGATAAGGATAAGAGAGATACTTGTGGTATATGCTTTAAAAATAAATATGGTTATGCTTATGTATTACCTGTTCGTAAAAATACAGACAGTGAGGAAAACAAAGTAATTAAAGCAATTATAAAATAATAATTCGGGCGGTTTATACCGCCCTTTATTTTTACCTTGAAGTGAGGAAATTCCTTATTTGACAATGCTTAAAATGTATGCTATAATATATTTGTAAGTTAAAGATAGATACGAAATACGAAAGGAATGATAGAAAATGACAGAGTTAAAGATTTATAAGGTATACTTGGAAGATAATGATAGCTGTTTTAGTACCCTTATACCTGCTGAAAATGAACAGGAAGTAGCTAAACAGGTAGAGGGCAACGGCGAAATAATAGCTATTAAAGATGTATCAGATACATCAAGAATTGATACTGACACTGTATATGATATATTGAGGAATGGCAACAAGAAAGTCAATGCAATTACTGAAAAGCAAATTAACTTGTTTGTCAGAGTGCTTTATAAAGTAGGAATTTTGAGGTAGGTGATATTATGGAATTTCAATTACATCTGTATTGGCGAGATAAAAATTGGGTGAAAAGAGGGTATGCTCTTAATCTAAATGTTGCAGTGGATTTCAGAAGAAAAATATTTATGACATTTGAGAACCCACGTTATGACTATGTAAATTCTAATAGTCTTGAGGTGGTACGCAAACAAGACATTAGAGATTATATTCATTTTTTGAAAAGGGAAGGATTTGAGGAAGTTGATGAATTTTGAAGAATTTTATATATGGATAAAAAACAATTTAAGTCTTACTTCTACAAGTTTAAGACTTATTCAAAATATCCTTGACTTTGCTGAAACACATCAGCTTGGTATTGAGGATTTGTATGACTTGTTGGGCGGTGTAATAATGCCTGAAGAAATTGATAGATTAAGAATGGAGGAATAAAAAAATGGAATTATTTATGTTTAGAGAAATCGGCAAAGACCACAGAGATTGTTGTAACTATCTTGATGTAGAGTATAGAGGGGGTGTTCTACATCTTAATATTTGCGGTGCTTGTTTCTATGGTAATTCAATTCACGGACTTCCTAACTATGACACCGTAGAAACAGTGCTTACCGAGGAAGAATACAATGCAATAAGCGATTATATAAGAGTATCAAAGGGTATACTAAGTAACTTTGAACATTTAGTAAAAAACTCAAAGCCGATAGTTGAGCAAGCTATTAAGAAGTTACAAAGTGACGAGGGTAAAGAGTTTTTTGAAAAGATTGTGGCTGACGAAAAGAAATATCTAAAAGAACAATGGAGCTTGTCAGATAAAGATATTGAGGATATATTTGACGCATACCCTTATGAGTATAAAGATAGAGCCATTGTGGGAGTTGTATACGAGGACTATTATGAATTGGGTGAAACTGAGGCTTTGAATATGGGTTACCACTTACAAAGTATAGGTAAAATAATGGACAGATATTTTAACTATGAAAAGTTCGGTGAGGATTTAGTAGAAGAAAATGACGGGTACGTTGAGTTAGATGATGGACGTATCGTCTACCTAATGATGTAAAAGGAGGATAAATAAAATGAAAGAAGTAACAAGATACTATTTGGTAAGAACAAACGCAAGCAATGAAATTGTTGCAGTTCGAGGTGACAAGATATGTAATTGTCCTATATCATCAAACGGCATTGACGAAATGTCAGGAATTTCAGTGTTAGCTATGACGAGTGAGGAAACTGAAAAAGTAGCCAAAAAGCTACAAGTCAAATATACTGAACTTACTAAAAATGGTATGTTATACAATATGGACGATATTATTGACGACTATGAGGACTCTTTAACTGACGGAGCAGAAGAATTTATCAATGAGAATGAACATTGGCTACTTTGCGAAGTAGCCTAATCAAAAGGAGGATAAGAATATGAAAAATACAGAGATTTTCAGTTAAAACGTATTTACTTTATAATGGGGGAACTTGCAGAGAAAACTGAAAAGATAAAATCAGAAATATAATAAATAAAATAAAGCACTTGTCATTGTATGAGTGCTTTATTTTATGCCTGTATTACCCTCAAAATGAGCCTTTAAAGCCTTTAGCTTTATAGTTATATACCTATGCACTTAAAACGGCTTTAAAACGGCTTTAAACGCTCCAAAAATATTGACTGATTTATTATTTATATTACAGATACATAATCAGCACCTAAAAATCAGTGCCGAGTGAGGAATATCGTCATTTGACAGATACAAAAGTATTTGTTATAATAAAGATACAGTCAAGCGATTGACGAAACAATACAAATACTATTTATGAAAGGAATTGATTTAAAATGACGATTAAAGAAGTAAAGGAATTAATTGAAAAATATAAAGATAAGCCTATAATAGTAAGAACAGGCTATGCTTGTTTTGATTATACCGAGAGTGGCGAGGAACTTATTAAAGTAGTAACTTCTATGACAGAGTATAAAGAACCTCAATTTGTACCGAACCCAAACGGTACAATCACGTTTTATATGCCAACAGAGGACGGTGACGGTACTGATTACGGTGTAACTGTATATGGTTGGGAAAATGGTGTAATTGGTTATCGTTACGGAACAAGTTGTGACAGTTTAGGTGTGAGGGAATTTGAAACAGATAATTTAATAGACTTCATCAACGGCAACTATAAGTATGAGTTTAATTAAAGAGAGGGGCAATAGCTATGAAACAATTAATTGAAAATTCGACTTTAACAAAGAAGTACCTAAAGAAGTTATACAAGCGTGTTTTAAAGTTTGCTCTTGCAGAGGATTTTTACACAGGTGGACTTGTGGTGGGTAAAGTGTATATCGGAAAGTTGTGTTTTGACATAATGATTGAAAGTACTTACAGTGATATTTATACTGCAAGAGGACGGGGCTTGACAGCACGGTTATATGTACAGTTGTACGCTGGAGGAATTGATACAGGTTATGGCTATACCTCTATACTATACCCTTATGATTATGTAGACGAGGTAGATATAGATATGTCGAAAGTGTACACTAAGAAAAAGTTTAAGAAAAGACTTATAGGGTGCATAGAGGAATTAATCGGGTGCGGTAGGGTTTACCCAAATGCAGATTTAAAGGAATTGGCAGAAGAAGAATTGAGGGAGTGGTAATATGATGAGAGATTTTGATAAAGAGCTATATCCGAATACTTATAATTATGTTAAGGATAACATTGTTGAGGGTGTACGTTGTAATAGGTGCGGAACGACTGTATTAAAATCAGAAGTTGAGGGATATACTTATCAATGATGAAATGTGTGACGAATGAGGGGTTTCCCTCATTTGACACGCTCTAACCATTATGATATAATAACAATGTAATCAAGAGAGAGATTGCAAAGAACTAATTATGAAAGGAAGTTTAAAATGAAACAAACAAACGAATATAGTAGGTTAGAATATTTGGATGCCGTGCGACACTTTAATTGTGTATTGCAAAAAGTTGAGGTTGAGAAAGGTACAAAGTATATCAATACAACTCCGCTTGAGGAATTTGATATTTTAGGCGGTTATGAGAAAGATACAGTTTATTTGGTTATCCCACATAATCAAGAGGACATTAACTGTCTAAACATAATAAACAGCTATTTCCAACAAAATAGTAAACCTCTTTTTGAGGAAGAGCATATCGGACAAGTGATATTAGCTATAATTCAATGTAATTATTACTCAAAGGATATTACGGAGGATTGCTTTGGGGTATACTTCAATCTTCTATCTAATTACACCGCCGAAGTTACATCAGAGTTAGAGGAATTGAATAAGTTTGCCACAAAAGAAATTACACAACTTATCAAAATGCACGAATATAATAAGGCACAGGAAAAAGTGTTTGGATTGGTAGAAAGCTACTTTGAGGAAGGCAGAAGAAATGGCTACCACGATTTTAAAACGTGGTGTGAGGATAACACAAACAATGACACTGAAAAAATGATTATCAAAAAAATTGCAACCGAAGTGAATACTATCGGTACTTGGTTATTTGAATAAAAGGAGGATACTAAAATGAATGATAATTGGATAAAAACAAGTATGGTAAAACCAAAAGAGGGAGCTACTTGTTTAGTCACAACACAAGGTGATATAGCATTAGCAAAATACTCCGAGGGCTACTTCACTCAATATGGTAATGATGATGTATCCTATAACAATGTAACGGCTTGGCAATATGCAGACGCTCCATTTGAGGACGAAACAAGTAAATATAAAAAGGCTATTAATTACCTCTTAAATACTTTCCAAAGTTGTAGGGAATACTCTAACGAGGGCGAAAAGTTTTACCTTTTAGGTGGTTTTGATGATGATAGAGTTTTCGTGGTAAGACCAAGAAGAATAGAGGATATTGACTGTATTAATACAATTAATAAGTATATTACAAACGGAACAAGTATCTTGAATTACTATAATATCGGTGAAATATATATTTTAATCTTTAGTGCGGACTGCTATGGCTCAGACTTAGAAAATTATGAAGATTTGACGGTTAAAACGGCAAGTGAGGTAATTAAATATAATACCCAAAAGATTATGGACATCATAACAATTATGAGCAAAGAAGAAACAGAAACGGAGGAGAATTAATATGAGTTGGGAATTAACTGATTGTTTGTTACCAGACGAAAAAGAGAGGGTGCAAGTTACTTATGTAAAAAATAATAAAGAATATTGTGATGTATTCGCTGTATTAGTTGACAATGAATGGTATACAGAGGACGCTGTTGGTTGTATTACTCCTTTTAAGTATAAAGTGATTGCTTGGCAATATCCTTGCAGTCCTTTCCCCTTAGAGGAATTTGACAAAAATCGTTTTGAAATGGACCTTGAACATTTCAGACGAAACATTCAACACGAAGAAATCTATGAGGGTTACAGAAGTTATAATTTATTCGGTTGTCAGGCAGATGATACACTTTATATTGCAAAACCTACCACACAAGTAGATATTAAGGCTATAAATGAGCTATACCTATATAAGAATTATGGGAGTATATGCGATACAGACCTTAAACCACCTCTTACAAAAGAGGACATTGGCTCTTTAATTGTGGTGCTTTGCGAATTGGGCGACTTTAGAAATTGCGAGTTTATACGAATAGAAAGGTATGATGAAACGATACAAGAAATTACAGAGGAAATAAATAATTATAGGAATAGATTTATATAATTTAAGGTAAGCAGAAAGGTGCAAGTGAGGAAATTCCTTATTTGACACCTTTCTTTTTATGTGCTATAATATACTTGTAGTTAAGAGATAGACAACTTAACAACAAAGATTATTTATGAAATGAGAGTGATTAACTATGAAAATGATAAAAACAGTAAAGAAAAACGGCGAGCAGATAGCAAAATATATTTACAGTACCACGGACTTTATGGCTCACATTTTAGATGAGTATAAAGAACTTGTAATTGAGTGTGGTTATAGTGGCACTCTAACATATTACGGCGAAGACAAAGCGGTTATAAGAGTTTACAGGAATGGAGTAGACTACAAAAACATATATGAGAGAGGAGTCTGAATATAATGACTGATTATAAATGTAAAGTAAGTTTGGAAGTTGCGGACAGAATTTGTTCGCAACTAACCCAAGCAGGATATGATGTAGAAGTATTTGAGGGACTACTTGACAGTTACTTTTGTGAAATCGGTGAAAACGCAAAATTCAGATTTACACTAAAAAGAGGTGGTCGTGTGAAGTTGCGTAAGTACCTTATGATTATACAGAATGTAAAAAATGAGTGGTCGAGTGATTTAACACTTATACTCACAGATGATAAAGAGGAGTATGAAAACGAGTTGAAGAAGTTTAAGGAGGTGGCGTAAATGGATATTAAAGTCTATTATGATAACTATGAGAAGCTAAAGTATGCTTGCGAATACAGTGAGCAAAAACTTTTAATGGCTAAGGAACAAATTGACGAGGATACTACTTGTTATGTCGAACATCATTTGTGGGTTGACAATGAAACAGGTAAGTGGTACATTCAAGAGAGGGAATATTCAAGTGTAAAAGGCAAGATAAACAAAGATGATGAACTTGATATTATCGACATTACTAATGACGGTTTCCCTAAAACAGAGGGTGAACTTATATCAATACTTATAAACAGTATGCAAGTTTACAAACAATCCCTTACAAATAAAATTGCAGAGGAATATTGGGACAGTGTAAAAGAGTTAAGATATTGTTGTGCCGTTAATTTAGTATACATTGATGCCTACTTTACAGATGATGAAGATGAGGAAGGTGTACACATTGCAACGATAAGTGATATGGGCGAGATTTATTGGCTTAATAAGAAAGCACAACTAAGTAAAAAGGTAATGAGGTATGTGCTTGATATACGAGATAAGCAAATAAATAATACTGTAATGGTATTACTTAGAGATTATCTCTTTAATAATTCCACGACTGGAGGGAGCTATGTCACTTACCCCTTTAACACTAAAATAAGTCAAAGTTTCATTGACTACTGTAATAAGGCGGATAAGGAGTATATGTCTAATCAAGAAATAGCAGTAAAGATTAAGGCGGTAAATAATACGATTTACGGCTTTATGAAATAAGAATAATATACAGATAAGGCGGTTACAATGTAACCGCTTTTTTCGTGCCTTTTTGCCGTTCACAGGGGTACTATTGAAATGAACGGCGGCGGTAAATTTATTCACTTGTAAATAAAACAAGAGGATAACTATAAAATAAACAACCTTAAAAATAATAACTAAAGACCTTAAAGTTATCGTCAAAAGTGAAATGAGGGCGGCTTAAAATATTAAATATTTAATAATAGAATAATAAAGTAATGATAATAAGTAAATGACTTTAGCCGTTTTCTTTCACCTTTACCACTCAAACTATCGTGGTACCTACCCTGAACCTGAGGAGTATTATTTTATATTGAGGTTGTAACCACTACAAAATGAGGTACTTTAAATGACCTTGAAACGAGGAATATCGCAGTGGCAGGTCATTTGAGGAATGTACTCTATAATGAGGTATATCACCACTGTTTAGTATAGTGAGGTATGTTATTTTGAGGTACTATTCACCACTTTATGAGGTCATTTTTATACTTTATGAGGTTATTTTAGTACCTTAGTAGTGGTCTTTATGAGGTCATTTATCACTATTATGAGGTCATTTTAGCTCATTTTAGTGATTTTGAGGTCATTTTCACCTATTTTTGAGGTTATTTCGTTAAAAATAGAGGTTATATTTTAAAGCGTTATGAAACGAGGGAAATCGCAGTGGGAAGGTCATTATTTGTAATGACTAAAGTGTCTATTTTATAGGGGTAAAGTATCAACCTAAAATATTTACCGCCGCACCATTTTAACCACCTTTTTACCTTGTACTTTATCCACCATTTTAACCACTATATACACTGTACTATATAATTACCTTGCCACTTTGATTTTCCTCGTTTAAACCACCTTTTTGGCTCTCTTACGCCCTCTTTATTCACCCTCTTATACACCTTATTATTTATACAATGTGTTTGAGTATCCCTTATTCTAATGTATTTTAGTGCATTTATGTGCTAATCACTATTGACTGTACCTTTGTGACAATGGAGTTATCACTATTGACAACATCAATGTGATAATGGGATAATCACTATTGACTGTTTCTTTGTGATTTATTGACAACATCAATGTGACAAAATAGATAATCACTATTGATTTTATCTTTGTGATAATGTAATAATCTCTATCAATCGTATCTATGTGATAATAGAATAATCACTATTGACTATTTCTTTGTGATATGCAAAAAAAATGAAAAATAAAAAAGCACAGAGGACAAATTTACGTACAATTAACATTGTAGTGTATTTGCCGTGTGCTAAAGTTATCTATGTTGATAACCATATTATATATTATAATTATGGTTTTGTCAATTATGCGGAATAACCAAAAAGAGAGGTAGCCCGCAATAATAATTTTGATTTCAAATAATACAATAGGTATTAAACTTACCCTCATTATTTTATATATCTATATGGTATAAATTATCTACCCCTATTTACTATGAGGTATACTATAAATAAAGAGGAATGGCGTACAAATTTAGCCGCAAAATTTTTCAAAATTGAGGGGTGGGTGCAAAAGTTCCACCCTATGTTTTGTGAATGAATGAGGGTGGAAGTGTTATTTGACAATGTAATATTTCAATGCTATAATAACAACGTGCTTTAGAGATAAAGACAAAAGCACTTTACAAAAAACTATTTATGAATGGAGTAAACTAAAGATATGTGTGTTAGTAAGTATTTAGATATTATATATAAAGACGGTAATTTCTTTATTTGTCACCGCCGAACAAAAATTATCGTTGTGCGTTGTTTAAACCTTAATGCACTTAATCAATACATTTCTGAAAATATTGCTATTTACGGCTCATTTTCAGACTATGAGAGTGGCTTAAACTACTCTTATAATAACGTATATAGCCTGCTAAAGACTTATGGTGGTTTAGACGATTATGACGGCTTTTTGGACTACTCTAAGAATGAAGTACGAAATGGACTTTTTAAAAGTGCTATTTCTTCTGCTCAAAATAGTAAGTATAGACGGCTTAAACAATAATCTACCTCTTTAATCTAATTCTTCCGCTTAATTTTGAGTGGAGAAGATAAGAAATGAGGGGTAATGATACAATTTGACAAGTATTAATGATTAAGATATAATATGTATATACTCAATAAGTAAGCAGACAATCAAAAAACAAAGTAAAGACCAAAGACCTTTACAAATGTTCCTATGTTTATATAAAAAATCCGTGAAAAAGTTTATTTGTTGAGTATATAGATATTAAAATCTTTAGAATTAGTAGTTTGTTTCTAAAAGTATTAATATCTTTAACAAAGTGACTTGTTGGATTTAGTTGTGGATTTTATTCCGTTTTTTTCCGCACTAAGACAGTCACTTTCAACACTCAACTCATACAAAAGGTTTTTCAATTCCTATTCTTCCTTTTGTATGTTGTTGAGTGTTATTTTTATGCTCAAAATTTAGTTTCACACTACACAAAATGAGGTATATTATTATGCTTATTATGGCGATTTTTTAAATGTCCTTTATATACATATATTGAGGTAAAGCTTAAAATTTGCTATTATGGCGGTTTTTCAAAAATTCCCTATTTTAATAATAAAAGAGGAGTTTCCATTTATATGGGAATTTGGGAATGGTAGGGAGTACCAAAAACTGACAAGTACACTTGGAGTAAAAAGGAAGAAAATGTAATGACCTGCTCACGTCAAAAAAACAAGTTGAAGTAGTAAATAGGGATTGACTGTAAATATACAGTGCGGACGTGAAAAAAGTAAATTTTATTTTTGTATATATAATGTAATAAAATTTTTTTCAAAAAAATTTAAAAAAATTTGTATAAAACTATTGACAAACGAAAATAATTGTAGTATCATATAGATACAGTCAATAAAACGACTGAATAACAAAACAAATGTCAGTGTCGAAAGGGAGCGGTACTGATACAGTCGAAAAAAACAACAAAAAAACGGATTGAAAAAAGAATGGAGAGAAAAAATTATGAAAAACGAAAAAACAACAAACACAAAAACAAACACAGTAAATAATGATGATTTTAAAATCATCGGCAAAAAAGTTGAGTTCATCATAAACAATGATGAAGATAACGAAATGACGGAAAAAGCAAGTTTGTCGTTTATAAAGTGGCTAAAAACGCCACAAAACAGCAACAAATACACCAACCAATATGGCATTATTGCAGGCGGTTGGTGCGTTGATTTGGCAAATGTTCAATCAATATATCATATCGGTACAATGTTTGACGCATTGACAGGGGGAACGGTTGACGTTTTATATTTAATATTTGAGAATAAACTATTAAATAGAATAGTTTATTTAGATAATGAAATAACACAACGCGGTAGTATTCTACTACCGATTGATAATAAAATTGAATACGTGCCGTTTGCACTAAAATATACAACGGCACGCAAAAAAACACCAACAAAAAAATCAACAACGACACCAACAAAAACGAAAACACCAACAAAAACGAAAACAACAAAAACAACAGCGGAAAAGGTGAATAAATAATGCGATTAGTAATAGGTTTTTGGCGATGTAAACACCGCAGAAAATACAGAAAATACAGAATAAACAAATGGCTTAAATAACAATATGGGACGGTATTAATACCGTCCCAAAGAAAAGAAAAGGGGATAAAAAAAATGGATTTTCGCAAATTTAAAAATATTAATATCAACGTCAAAAACGTTGATATTAAAATCAATCCTACTGTTTGGGATAGTCAACCCGTACTATACAGTAATATAGTAGTTATTGATGGAACATCACATAACATAACAGTTGTTAGATGTGGATATATCGGGTTAGTGTTTTTGTTGGTTGATAATCAACCAACATTTCAGTTGTACGGTTCACATCAAACAATAGCGGAAAATATAGGCAGTTTAAATCTATCCGATGAAATAATACATCAAATAAATAGATTTATAGAATACAACGACTGAAAAATAATATCGGCGGAATTATTCTGCCGATATACAAAGAAAAGGGGATAAAAATGGATAAAATGATTATTTATACACATAATAGCGAAATATTAATAGTTGCAAATGCAGACAATGTCGATTTACTTTGTGAGTATGTCGGCTTACTCACGAAAATATCATTTCCAAAATGTGACTTTAGCTGTTACATTGATAACAGCGAAAATAAAATTTATGCGGTATCAATTCGCAATGGTCGGTACCATTTCCGAAAACGCTATGTAACATATCGCATAGCAAAAACAAAATATAAATTGTTATCTACTGATAACTTTTGTCTTGCCTTGGACGTCTTGGGCAGGTTAGTTGAACAGTCTACTTTGTAGACTGTTTTTTTTATTGTCTAATCTGTACTTTGTGAACGGCTTGTAATTGCCTTTAAAACAACAATAATTACAGTAGGTATATATTTATATATCTAATCTTATTTGTTGCCTTGTACACCTATTTACACGGCTTATACAGTGTCTATGCTTGCCGCTTCTTTTTTGATTTTTTTGAAATGGAATATCAAATATTATTTGATATTTCAATTTTAAATTTGAAATATATTTTAATTTGATTTGAAATAATGAAATGATTTTTATTTTACAATTTTTTTCTTGTAAAATTCTTACAAAAAATTTTCTTTGAAATGTTAAGTAAATGCAGCAAATTTATAACAAAAATGTAATAATTAATTGTAACAAAAATATAACAAAGATGTAACAAAAGCGTAACAAAAATGTAATGAACTTGTAACATAACATATAATACCACCCCCACCATTAATTTACAGTCACTATCCACCTACTGTGTGTGTGGTACCTTACAGTTGCGGAATAAAATTGAGGGAGTGATGTGGTTTTCACCTCCCAACGACCAGCTAATTAGTATGACAGAGATGTAGTCACAATGACAGAGATGTAGTCACATAAGTCACAATAAATGTCACATTGATGTAGTCACAATGGCGTATAAAAAGTCACTATTAAACCACTAAAAATCGCTTTCAAAAATATCGCCAAAATAAATATTGAGGTAGTGATGTGGAATTTTAAAAATGACACAAAATATGGAAATTTAGTGTAGTAGTTTTATTAAGAAAATACAACTAAAATACTTCTCTAAAGACCTTAAATAGCAGTTAAAGACACCAGTTAAATTACCAGTTAAAAGAGTGATTTTAGGTGGTAAACGAGCGGAGCGAGTGTAATTCTCGAAGTGGAGCGGAGCGGAACGCACGAGTCGTTTTGGGTTGTTGAGCGGAGCGAAACTAACCCAAATAAGAACCCCAATTCCGAAGGAATTTAGCTTGTACATATTGCACAAAAACAGAGAGTGAATGTGTATATAATAACCAATGATGTGTATTTGCACAAAAATGCAAAAATACTCGGTGAACTTTATTAATACATTTATGTATTAATTAAGTGAACAATTAATAGCTGTATATATTTATAAATAATATAATTATATATAATTAATTATATATAATTATATATTATAATATATTAATATATAATACAATATAACGTAGTTACGCACGTGCGTGTGTGCGTGTGTAGGCGTGTATACGCCTGTATGTGCGTGGGCGTGTGCGTGAAGTGATATGAGAAGCTAAAATTTTGTGGTGAGGAAAATTGCCACTTGACGAATTTCATTGTTTGTGTTATCATAGTTTCACGAAAGGAGATGTGAAAGATGAAGTATGACATACTGGAAATTGCAAAGAGCCGAGTGACTGCAATTCAGAGTAATCATAACGATTTAAGTTGGACGAGTAATCGTGATGATGACCTTTTAGTGCTTGTTGCAAATAACAAGACGTTGAAGAAGTATCTAAGCATTGCAGTTACGGCAACGTATAACGATTTTGATGAGTGTTATTGTTTAAAAGTCAGAGAGTTGGACTCACCTGAAAATAACACAACGACAATTACGAACTTGAATAACCATAACGAGTTGCTTGACGATTTAATCAAAGTTGTCATATGCTACTTGAAAGATATAGACAGAATAGGGGTGAAATACGGTGGGGAGTAAAGCGCTGACGCTTGTTAAGGATTGTGTAGACAATCTTTTGATTGACTATCCTGAACTGAAAGACAAGCCTTTAAGTGAGATACCTTTGATTTTAAGGGATATGATACATAAAGGCACTGATTTAAGTGGGGATAAAGGGGTTTCAGCCCCTCCAAAGAAAAAAATTTTGAAAAAAATTAAAAAAAGTATTGACAAGTGTGCTAAGTGATGTTATAATGAGCTTGTCATTGAGAGATGACGTTCCTTGTTTCAGGTGTTGTAGCTCGAATATTTCTTCCGTGATGTTCGTTGCGGTTTCACACCTAAACACTTTCTCATAGATTTTCACATATTACACGCTTAGAGTACACAAGCACATCATTCAATGAGTGGAACAGTATACCACTGAAAGCAATGACCTCTCAATGTGTAATTGAGTGCAATTCTCAATCGTGTAGCCAGTCCCTGTTCGGTCAACAATAAAATCGTATACCCATTATAACCGAATAGGGCATAAGTTTCTTGCGTGGTTGCCTTTGACTTCCTGTGTAGCCACGCTTGAACGTAAGCATTTTGTTTAATTCCGATTGTATGGCAAAATGTTTGTTTTTTTTTCGTTGTACTATGTTAATATGGTGGTGAGTTTGGCGGTTATTCACCACCGTATGGGTATTCGTGGTGGCACTACATTTCAGAAAATAATTTTTGTTTTGGAGCAGGTTCG